CATGAAGAAGCGGTTGGGTGATGACAAAGGGGATGAGGCAAGTACTCTCACTTTGGTTGATGACATCATCGTTGCGGAGTTTCCCTATGACTCTGACTTGGTTGCAGAAATTAAGTGCATCCGATAACTTCATCCTCTATGACTATGAGACCCAAAATTACAGACCTCAAAGAGTTCAGAGACATTGCCCTTGGGATATCCCCTGCTCCTATGAACCAATATTATTTACTCATCCCTGATGGCAAGCGCAAAAAGGACAGAATTTGCCCGCATTGCACTGCGGATGTTGTAATAAAAAACGATGGCAGTAATAAGTTTGTGATAACCATCAAACACCAAGACAGTTGTCAGTGGGTGCGAGTCGTAAATAATCGCAAATTGCTTGACAACACTGAAGATTGATTCCCCGTGACTATTAACCAGTATTTACACAGCCTTGATGGTGAACATAAAGAAACTAAAGTCTGCCCGTATTGCACAGCCGACGCCGAAATGAAGAGCGAAGGTGCAAATATATTTGTGATGAGCGTCAAGCACGAAGACCATTGCCCGTTATGGCAAGTTATACAGGCACAAAGAAAGGAACAATAATGACAAGGGAATATCCCGTTCCTAATACAACGCAAACACGAACTCGTAGTGAGTTCTGCGTCACAGACCCATCATCTATCCCTGACGTGCTTCGCAATGATGGACTCACCGAAGATATGTTCATGAGCATCGTTGATTGGTATGTGAGTAATCGCATTGAGCCAGAACAACTTATGCTCGCTAATTTTGAGGAAGATTGGAACAGTTTTCCACACCCCATGATTTTTCTGCATACCAGTGGTATCAGATTCCTTAACGAACATGAAGTAGACCCCGTAGGAGAGTGGACTGCCGTATACAATATTTATTCATCATTTGAAGAAGATGAGAATAAAACGCCCTTCTCCCAATTTATTAGAAAATGGGGGCTTGAGATTAAAGAAAAATGCTCAGTAGACGATGATGAATTTTGGTTCGTGCTTGAGTTTTGCTGCTCTGGAGGCGAGCCTCGCACAAGACACACAGTGGACTTATTTGAGGGTGACTGGTTCGAGTATGAGGACACCGTTCTTCGTTACTGGTCTTTGACGGACTTCTCAATTCGTCACCTAGGGTACTGAGAGCAGAGGGCTAAATGACCGATGACGGCTGGAGGCAATCCCGTTCTTCAAGACGCAAACGAAAGAAGCGGAACAATGGTCAAGGCAATGTTGATTGGGACCCGAATCCCATTAAAGGTGTTCTTGGAAAGCGTACGGTTGAAATTCAAAAGACCGTCCGCAGTAAACCAAGTGCGTCGCAATTACCGGGGCTATTCCTGAGCAAGTACGCGGGCAAGTGCAAGGCATGTAGTGAGCCAATCGCCATAGGGGAATGGGTATCTAAGAGCCGAATGAAGGGAGTAGTCCACCCTAGATGCATTGGCAAAGACCGCGAGAACTCGCTAGAATGAAAATCCAAAGCGAAAGGGACAACATGACACGACAGAACTCACGACCATCAAAACCGAAAAAGGGGAAAGCAATGGAGAAAATAAATTGGTATTATGGACCGCTCGCCGACATGGACCATATGGGTATTGCGCCACTGGGTCCCATCCCGAGGTCTCAAGAAAAACAAATTGTACTGTTAGAGCATGCGGTGTTTGAGTTGTATGAAATGCTCCTGCGCGACAATGGTTGGGACAATCCATCAAGCGTTTCCGACCGCCTGTCCTCTTATACGCTTCTTATTGCGGACAGGGCATACGACAGAGGCTATAAAGAGTTGAAAGAGTATATGAACAAAAAAGAGCCAGACGCGCGATAGGGGAAATAATGACCATCATTGACATCAGCAAATCGTGGCGACAACAAGCCATTTGTTTTGGGCTAGAGCCAGGGCTCTTTTTTACTGAGCAAGATGATGGCGGTACGGGGACATATGCCAACTCAAAGCACGCAAAAGATGTTTGCCGACAGTGCCCTGTGCGACTGGAATGTTTAGTCAACGCATACGACAACAAGGAAGAGTTTGGTATCTGGGGCGGGACTACCCCTAGTGAGCGCCGACCTGGTCGCTACAATCAGACGCTACAGACGGTAAAGAACGAGATTGAATACCTTCAGATTATGGACTTGAATCCAGCATCACGGCGACTGGCTCTCAAGAAGATGGCTCAGAGGCGAGCAAAGAGATAGTTACTTGTTCTCTTTGTCTTTCTGCATCCCCGCATAGTCAATGCCCTGGGTTGGGTGTCTCTTGTTCTTGCTTGATTCAGATAGGCGAGCATTGCATCGGAGGCAGTGTTCTGCCCACGGGTAGTACCTGCGCATCTCAATAGGGTGAGAGCAATCAAGTACATCTATGACTTTTTCATTGATGGTGTCGCGAATGAACTGCGACATACTCTTGCCTTCTTTGTGCGATGCCAACTTCCATCGCTCGTGGTCACTGTCTGTTGTACGAACAATGATTTGCTTGTTTGATGGTCCGTCTTCGCCAAGATTTGTAGATATGGACAAGTCCATCGTCTCTACGACTTTATTCATCGCCAATTCTACGTTATCTTCCTGTGGTAATTCAATGTCACTCATCTTCATCTACCTCCATCGGTAACTCTAGTTCAATACGGGGCTCTATAACGATAACTTCGCCCTTTCCTCCAAGAAGATTGTCAATCATGTCTTGAGGGAGAACGCCAGACCTACCCATAATCTCAAGCAACTGCTTGGCTTCTTTTTCGGGGTCAAACGCATCAACCGCCATTGCCTGAATAGACCCAGACAAAGATGCCTTAATGTTCTGATTGTTATTAACTTCCATTTGGATATTGACATTCTTCTGGTCCATGCCGAGAAGTTTGGCTCTTCTGTCCATAATGAGCAGAACTTGCTGAATAGCCTTGAGGTCTGGTTCAACCTGAATCTCAGTCCCGTCATCCATCTTGACTTTCCGATGCTGAGTAAGGGGCCAGATTGCGGCTTGGAGGTTGTCTAGTCGTTCTAACTCCATCCGAAGCACATCTGGGTACGCCATCAGTGCCTCGCCGTTCAGTTTCTCTAACTGGCGTTGCATGGCAGTATGTACGGCCTTTGGGGATATGCCAAATCTCTTGGCAATGTCTCCTACGGCAACTCCTGCCTGACGCATTTTGAACATACGGGCATCTCGTTCCGCCAAGAACTCCCGTGTCATAACTTGTGATTTACGTTCTGTCATCGCCATGCCTCTTAAACTCAAGCGCCTCAAACGGCCATTTCTTACCACGCTTCATCTTCGTGGGCCAATGTCGTTCGTCGCGTTCTCCGCGAAAATGCTTGACGTCATATACATATTCTCCCATAGAAGTGGGGTCTGGTTGTAAAGAAATACCAAATTCAGGCCATCTAGACCATACAGCAGAACCAAATGGTCGCAGAACACGGTTTGTCAGCGACTCCCCTAGCGGAGCATGGTGTTCCAGCCATAAAGCACAACCGTAGACCGCACGCAATGTATCCAAGTACCTGACTACCTCAATGGTCACAGCCTCTGACGTTTTAGTCCCTGGGTCTAGGAAGGATTTATAGAGAGGACCTAGTACGAGGAGTTCGGGTTGGATTTCATCCATGTAGTTCTCTAGGAGGAGTCTGTCGGAAGCCATGAGTAGGTTGAGCCCGTCTGGCTTGATGAGCAAGTGCGCTCTTCCTTTTAGGGAATAGCCCATGTTCTGTGCTTCCCTCATGATGTCTCGCGAAGAACGGCGAATGATACGCTCGGGGTTTTCTAAGTCCACTGTGAGCGTTCTGATTGCAGGCATCCGTTGGAATGTAAAGGGCTGTACGCCCCATGCCGTCGTGATAGCCACCTGACGAGCAAGCATTGTCTTGCCAACCCCCTCTGCAGCGACGACGATAACTCGCTCGCGACGCTCAAGAAGTCCCGGGATTAACCAATCGTATGTATCTACATCTGTCTCATTGACGAACTCTTCCCAGTTCACCATGCGACCAACTGAAGTTACTGAGTTTGAATTTTGCGCTGAAGAGACTAGGAGGGTTGCACGATTGATGAGTGTTGTCGGAGAGATATCGTCACGTAAGAGAAGTTCACGAAGTTTGTTAATGGCGACGTCCATCATCGTGGGTGGTTCAGCGTCCTGTTCCTCTTCCGTATTATCAAACTCCGCAACTTCCTCCATTGGGATTTGGTCTTCGTCTGTTGGATTGAAGCGAATGAGGTCTTCGGTTGCGCCACCCGCCATAAGGTGGTCGGTAATGTCTTTTTCCTTAGGGGCTATCCATGCAGCAACGTCACAGCCAGCATTCTTGAGTTCGGACAAGACATAAGCAGCATGCTTCTTCCCTGACTCATCGTTATCGGCAATGATGTCTACGGTTGCGCCAGCGAGTACATCTGTGTGTATCTGCTTCCAAGTCCCAGCCCCGTTTGGCATTGTTGTAGCACAGGCTCCCATTGCAATGAGAGTGTCGGCATCCTTTTCTCCCTCGACGACCCATATTGATTGCTTCTTGCGTTTTGCTTCAAGAACTGCAGGAAGGTTATAAAGAATTCGCGGTATCTCATCAGGGATGCTGTTTACCCAACCGCCCGAACCATCGGGACTACGCTGAAGGAATGTCTTCTTCCCAGACTCGGTAACGAAACGACGCTTCTGAAATAGCAGATTCCCATTTTCATCGTGGTAGTCATACTCTGAAACGAGTTGTAACTTCTCTTTTTTCTTAGGCTTTACAACAGGAGTCTCTTTGCGTGGAACATACGAGTCCATTGACGTAATTCGCTCTGATGGTGGCATGAGGTCCGAGAGAGAAAGACCAACCGACTTCACAATTTCAGGTGCATGACAGCCTCCACCGCGATGACAGTAAACAAGAATCTTCCCATCCCGTTCTTCTGCGATTGATAACGATGGGTTTTCATCATCAGTGCGACATGGGCAACATGCGTCCCATCCATTACCCGTCTTTACAACTCCATTGAGTCGTGAAAGTAAATTACTTGTATGTTCAAGCACGTGGCACACCACCGAGAATGTCAATGATTGACGGACGCGCCATGATGATGTTGCGGTCTTTCCGCATTCGCTCTCGCGCCCCCTCGGTCAGTCCACCCCAAATGCCAAATGGTTCCCAGTGCAATGAGTATTCAAGGCAGTGATTGCGAACGGGACATTCCTTGCAAATGTTTACCGCCTTCGCCATTAACTCGCGCATCTCGGAGCGTTGTTTTGGATTAAGCATGTTTGAAAGATTCGGGAACCACCACTGAACTGGTTTTCCTTTGCAAGCCCCGTTATCCGGTGGTGCTGATGTGTTCAATTTGTTGCCCCCTTGTTAATTACTTTGCGAATGTCGCTCGCAGACAAAAAGATGTATGCGGAACGAATTTCTAGCACACCTAAAGAGTCAATAGCAAGTATTTCGACAGCATCTAAAGGAATTCCCAAAATAGATGCAAGCGAGGCACGGGTCCTACTTACTTCAACTTCGCCTGAACTCATATCCTCTTCATCAAAGATGTCCATCAATAACCGGGGCTTCGGTATCAGCGAACGAAGTTCTTCATCTTTTTGCTCAGCCTTAACGCACCATGAACAAGCAATCTTTATTGCGCGAGAAGCACGCGGTAGTCGTTCTGTGTGACCGCACTCAAGAACATGTTCATAATGGACCTTCCCCCAAGCACCAACGCGCCTGATGTCTTTTATCTCACGCTTCGGTGCTTGTCGTTTTCCCATTGACAAGACAATAGATGATGGGTGTATAGAAACGGTGGATACAACAAAAAACCCGCCCTTGTGGGGCGGGCTCTCTGCCGAAAAACTTTCCGTAATTGGTTCACTTGTTAGTGGACTAATAAGTTTTCCGTCCACCGCAGGTATGTGGCGGTAGTTCTTGTGCCGAGCGTTCTCGCTGGAACGTTTATCGGTAGTTGTTATCAAGCAATCTTTTCGCGAATAAGGGCGGCAAACGAGATGTCCCGCTCTTTGGCCTCTTCGCTTAACTTGCTGATGAGTGATTGTGGGAAAGTGAGAGTGACTCGGCGTGAGTTCTCGCTTGGGTTGAGACGAGGGCGACCCCGACCACGACCGTGGCTTTCATTTTGACCTTGTTCCATCAGAATGGCTCCTCATTGTCTTGAATGGTGGGGACTGATTGACGCTGTTGCGCCTGACGAGGTGAAACAGGCTTCTTTGCAGGGGATGCTGAGCCACCTTCGTTGTTGCTACGACGCTTGCGCTCAAATGATTCAATTGAACGCGTCAAGATTGCGACATTGTCTGCAACGAGGCAGATTTTTGAACGCTTGGCGCCAGTTTCCTTGTCTTCCCATGACTGCTCTTCAAGGCGACCGACGACCATGACGCCGACTCCCTTTTCAAGCACATTCGCTGAATCCTCAGCGGTGAAGCGCCATGCCGTGCAATCAACAAACATGGTGCTTTCTTTCTTCTCGCCATCTCCGTCAGTCCAGTAATGGTTTGACGCAACGGTGAAGCGTAAGAGCGCAGCCCCGCTTGCGATGTACTTTAGTTCGGGGTCATTCGTGACATTCCCGATGATGGTTGCTTGTGCGTTAATCATGTTTCCTCGTTTCTGGGGCATGCCCCAACTTCCGTCAAAATGACCGTAGCACCGACGGATTGGTCGTGCAAGGCATTCCGTAGGATTTTTTTCCGAGGGATGACTTTCTATTTCTGCCATCATGATGTAAGGTGTCTCAATGACTCAGGCTCTAAGAGATACAATGCGTCAAAAACTCAATGAAAACAGGCTTATTGGCGGCGAGTTCAAAATAGAGAACAACATCGTCGTGGTGAGTCCAGATTCAGCAAAAAAGTTCATCAAGAACATGGAAACAATTAAGGAACTCAGGGACACACTCATGACAAACGAAGATGCAAAACTTAAGATTTACAACCACTTTGTTCAATTCTTCATGGACACCGAAGACCCAGGAGACTGGACTCCCGCAATGATTGAAGAGTTCCGTGAACGTGGAGAGAACTATTCCGAGTGCCTCATGGGCTCGCTTGGATTAGAGGTTCAGAGCGTAGAGGGCGACTCTATTACGGTTACCCTTAAACTCCGAGACACCCTTGAGTACATTAACGAATGGCTCGCTGGGGGCGTCGTGTCTATAGACGACTCACTCTAAAACCCCTGGTAGAGAGCGCTTTTTGCAATTTTTGTCTGTCAATGGGTTGTTGGACTGTAACCAAATGGTAATATTTAGATGGCGCACCTGCTAGTGTTTGCCACACGGGGACTAAGTCTCCAGCCGTATCCACCAAACACAGGAGACAAATGAATCATCCGCTAAGACTTCTATTTTCAATACCCGCCATACTTCTCACTCTTGCAGTAGGAGTTAATGCTCAAGGAAAGGAAGAACAAAGCGCGATACCAGCAACGACAACTGTCGCCCCTGCCGTCTCAACAACGACACCGCCGACAACTGTTGTTCCAGTCACTACAACGACTGTGGTCACGCTTCCTGAAGGCTTCTATATGCCTGCCCTTGACGCCGATGTACCGTGCCAAGAGTGGACACAAACAGCATTGGATGCTGGATGGCCTTGGCACCTACTCCCTGAACTTCTCCGTGAAGTGTGGTCTGAGTCTCGTTGCCAAAATGTCATTGAGGGTCACCCGCAATGGAACGGAGTGGACCGAGGACCACTTCAAATCAACCAAATTTGGCTTGATGATATTGAAGCAAAGTACGGCACTTGGGAAGTAGTTAATATTCCTGCCTATAACTTTGCTTGGGCATGGGAAATGTACAGATGGTATGACGACCATCAGGGCTGTGGATTCATCCCTTGGTCACGGAAATGCAAGTGAGGGGAAATAAGATGAGATTATTTCATAAATGGTTTATAGGAGTTAGTTTGGCTTTCCTTGTTGTGGTCGTCGCTACCTGCGGGACTGAGGGCGGGAAAGTTAAAGCAGAGAAGCCCACGGAGACTGTTGCCCCCATTGACCTTTCGGGAGTCAACTGGACCGAACTAGCCCGCTTCATGTATGGAAGATGCGGTGAGTATCACGACCTAGCAATTAAGGTCGGCTGGACCGAGAAGCAATGGTCTAAATTGAGTTTTGTGATGAATCGTGAATCTCGTTGCAATATGCTGTCGTTCAATAAGACTGACCCGAATGGCGGAAGTCGTGGGCTTATTCAAATCAACGGGTACTGGTGCAAGAAGAATCAGTACAACCCGAGTGGCTGGCTTCAGGCTCAGGGAATCCTCAATACTTGCGAAGACTTGTTTATCCCTGAGGTAAACCTTCGTGCGGGACTGGCAATGTGGAACTACAGCCAGCAACACAATAAGTGTGGATGGCGCCCTTGGGCTACTCGTTGCTGAGAATGCTGGACACAGCAACTAACTTTATGTTAAGGTCACCCAATGCAACGAAGTCAAGGGTACGACCCATCCGCTGATATTCGTGGGGACCAAAAGGGTCAGTTTAAGACTGACTTAAAGTTTGGTGAGCACGGCGAGAACATCGCTTCTCAACTCGTTCAGGCAATGCTTGACGGATGGATAGAGGTAAAGTCTGATGCATTTCAGAACGGCAACATCTTTGTTGAACTCGCCCATTGCCCTAATCGCGTCTTAAAAGAGAACGGCGACTTTGTTTGGGTCCATTCTGGGCTCAATGTCACCAAAGCCCAATACTGGATGTACCTAAAGGTTTCAGAAGAGGGCAATTTTAGAAGTGCCCTCATACTCCCGACAGCAAGACTCAACTCGTACCGACAATGGCACAAGTCAAAACACGGGACTTCCATCCTTCCCTCTGGTTCCAAGGAATCTGGATACATGATTGGCAATGCCAGCGGACAGGTCCCAACTCTTGGGCTTCGCATCGTTGCTAGTGATATCCCTACTCTTCAATATTCGCCATTATTTGATGAGAAGGTATCAGAATGAACCAATCAGACCAGATATATGCCTTTGGTAGAACGGTAAAGAATATGAATCAACTCGTTGACTTCTTGTGTGACGAAGTTGAGAGAAAGATAGGCGTTTCACTAGGGGAGTTGGAGTCTCCGAAACTCAGAATGGATGTCGTTCGGCAACTTGATGAGTTCGGCGTGTTCTCCCTTCGTTATGCGGCTATCAAAGTCTCTAAAAGGATGATGATTAGCAAGGTGTCCCTATATGCCATTTTAAGGAAGTCATCTGATGTCTGAAAAAAAGTATGAACTCATTGAAACGCTCCAGACCCTCGTTGAGGCACAGGAAACAATGGATGATTTAGGAATTGGGATTGTTCGTTTTGAGACATCGTTCCTAAGAGAGATATTAGAGGAACTGAAAGACAAGGTTGAGATTTACTCAAGTTCAGGTGAATTAATGTGTACTATTGAGGGACCCGAAGCGACCATTGTCATAGAACAAGCAGTAGATATGTATATGCGCTCGGCTCTTATTAAATTCACCGAGGAGAACAATCCTCAATGACATAGAAGGTGGTGCGATTGTGTGCCTATTTTTTTATCTAGCAGGAGTTCTTAGCGGATACATTACGTGGAGACTCGCATCGGCCCCGCAACTATGGGATGCTGAAGAAGAAGCCAAGTCGTGGCACCGCCAATGGGAATCCCTTAAGCAAGAGATGGACCGCTCCGCCGAAGATTAGTAAATACTATTGCTTTTTCTGTTTAGTGCCGTTATTCTTTAGTCATGAACATAGACACTGAGACTAGAACAGACATGGATTGGTCTAGACTCGCCATCTGTCACGGGAAGTTGGATTTGTTCTTCCCTCCTATCGGAGAGAGACCACAAACACGAGTTCGCCGTGAAGCCAAAGCCGCTATGATTTGTCAGCAATGTCCCGTATCTACAGAGTGTCGAGAGTACGGCAGGAATAATCGGGAATACGGCGTGTGGGGCGGAGAGACTGAGTTAGAGCGCCATGAGGCGGGATTCATTTTAAACTCTCCCATTGGTCTTCGGAAAAGATAAAAGTTTTAAAGAAATCTTCCTGAGGTGTTACTGCAATAGGTACTGAGAGGCTAATCTTCTTCTAATAGATTTATCTAAAGGAGATAGCAATGCCTCACGACCTAGATTCAACCAGAGCAGGAAAAGTCCGCATGGCTTATGCGGACCACGAAGTTCCTTGGCACCGCCTCGGTACTCCTATGAATGGTCTTCAAACCGCTGAGGAAATGCTCCGTGCCGCAGAAGCCGACTATACGGTAGTTCTTACCGAAGTAGCCGCTGTGGACACTGACGGGCAGGTCATCATGACGACCAACGAAGACGGGGCTAGCGTTCCTTTAACTGTGGCAGACAGCCGAGCAACTGTGCGCATTAATCATGACGGCACCTACGACAGCCTGTCAACGGTAGGCACTCGCTTTGTGGTTCAGCAGAACTCTGACTGCCTACTCAAGGCTCTTGCTATTGTTGGTGCGACTGAGGGTGATGCTGTCGTAGACACATGTGGGGTACTTAATGGTGGGCGTGAATTCTTTGCGTCTATTGATATGGGCGGACTTATCATTGACCCAACTGGCATAAACGACAAGATTGAACGCTATCTATTGGTCCGCAATGGACATGATGGCAAGACGCCTATCACTTATGCCAACACTTCTATTCGTGCAGTCTGCAAGAACACTGTTATGGCTGGAATGAATTCGGCTATCCGAGTGTTCACTGCACGACACACCCGCAATCAAGACACCGCCATCAATGAAGCACAAAAAGTTCTTGAACTTTCCACTGCATGGGCAGATGAGTTTACTCGTACTGCAGAAAAATTACTCAGCATCAAGGTCCCTGTTGGTTCATTGAGTATTGACAAAGTTCTCAATACGGTATTTGTCAAGAAGAAAGATGAAACTGACCGCCAACGCGATAACCGTGAAGAAGTTAACGCACTTATCCGTGCGCTTTATATCTCTGAGAAAAACGCTGGTGGCTACGGGGCTAATGGTTGGGCGCTCTACAACACTGTTGTTGAGTACTTTGACCACTATCGTGATGCCAAGCCCACGGAACGCGCCATCTCTTCTATGGACCCAAATTCATGGGTTACTAAAAAGAAGCATGAGACCCAGTCGGCCATTCTTGCACTAATCTAGGTCTAGGTCGTGGGACAATTGAATCGTGTGCACCACACGCGTTTCCTAGAAGGACTGATGTGCGATGATGGACGACGATGAAGACAACGAGATATCCCGTGCGGATTTGGTTAATTTCCTTGGGGAATTCTTAACTCAGAACAAAGATTCAGGACTTATTTACAGGGGTCATCTCTGTAAAATTATCGTTGGTCGCGTCTTTGAAGAATTTGGTCCCGAAGGTTTATGCGAATTAATGATGCAGATTGACCGCCGTGCTGGCTGGATTTCTGACATCATCTTTGAACAGTCAGACTTTAATAATGCACTTTTTGCCAAGTACCTGCATTACGATGAGGAAATTGTTGACAAGGCACGCAATTCGCAACAACTCCTAGAACTGAACAAAAAGATTTGGAGACTCCGCAAGAAGTATGCGGGACTCATTATCGACGAAATCATGGACGACGAACTTGAACTCGCTGAGTTAGAAAAAGAGGAAGGCGAGAACTAATGTCTCGTTTCTGGGAAAAGATTATCAAGGTCACTCCTCCATTTGAAGGAAGTGCCGAAGAGATAAAGAAGAATGTTGAATCGCATAGTTGGCGGAATGTTGATTTGTCAATTCGGTTTGGCGTCAAAGACATGGGTGAAGTTATTGAGTGTGCTGATTGCAGGGTATTGGCATCATCAAATGTGGCGTACTACCCGTGCGACGATGTGCGTAATGGCTGTATTCCCAAAGAAATTCCTTGGGAAGAGTACAAGTCAGGCATCAAGCAAGCCAATAAATAACGGAGCCCCACTGTCAGGGGGTGACGAGTGGGGCTCAACGCTTTGGACTCGGGGGGCTTTGTCCTCTATTAACACTACTTACATACTTTGCTTCGTGCAACCTATATCTGCTAGAAATTTAAGAATTTCATCAAGATGTTACTAGCGTTATCTTCAGTGAACGCAATATCTCCCTCTACAGCCCTATTAACTACAACCCTCTTCTTATCAATGAGCGAGTAGATATCTTCATCTATGGTTCCAGTTGTCATCATGTACGTAGATGTGACGGAACCCAACTGACCGATTCTATGACAGCGTGAGTATGTCTGGTCAATGTCTGCTGGTGTCCAAGGGAACTCAACAAACAGAACATCTTGAGCCGACGTAAGAGTATGTCCAGTCTTAGCCGCTTGGATTGACAGAACAATAACCGGGGCTTCCTCACAGGTCATGTTCTGAAACTTCCACTTAGCCTCTTCAATATCTTCAATAGACATTCCACCCTGAATCTTCAAACCGCCATATTTGTTTGCGAGCATGTCTACGATTTCTCTGTGGTGAGCCGCAACGACAACTTTCTTTCCGTCTTGCACGCGAGCGTCAATCCATTCTTCAACCGCTGGCATCTTTGCCTTAGCCGCAATCTTGCGTAAGACACTCACTTTCACGAGATGCTCATTTGATTCAGCCCTCAAGCGTGCTGATACAGCGGCAGCCCCGACCGGAACGCCCATTTCTTTGGCTATCTGCTTTGCTCGTTCCACTAAGTAAGCAACGATGTCATCTTTAGCCTTTGCATATTCCTTCATTACAGTGGGCACGCCCTCTACGACAACAGGATTATGGATGACTGGTGGTAACTCTTTCATCACTTGGTCTTTAGTTCTTCTGATGTAGCAGTTTGCTCTCAGTTTGTCATTAAGTTCTTCTAAGTTGGAATGACCTTCAAGATGCCATTGACCCCATTTGTCTTTATATGCACTGCAGTAGCGACGATAGAAGCCCCATAGTCCACCAAACGCATCAAGTTGCCCAAGGATGTCTAGTTGCGAAGCATATTCTGCTGGTCTATTAGTTACTGGAGTTCCTGTCAAGCAGAGAACAACTGCGTTCTTGTTTGACTTAGTCATCTTCTTTGCTGACTTCGTGCGCTGTGCATCCGTTGATTTGCAGTAATGCGATTCATCAAACACATAAGCGTTATGATTCATCAACTGGTTTTCCCACGCAGTTATATTGGAGTAGCCAATGACGAGAACATCGTATGTACCGAACATAGGTATCTCTTTGCGGTTCTTGACAACCTCAACGATTTTTTCGGGGAGCCATCGGTTGTATTCGTTCTTCCAGTTGAGTACAAGAGTGCTCGGACATATCACTACTGCTGGATATACGGGACTAGCCTCGCCATCTTCTCGTTGCAGGTGAAGGTTCTCTAGTGTTGCAATCGCTTGCAGGGTCTTGCCAAGTCCCATTTCGTCTGCGATGAATGCCCTCTTTACTGCTGATGCGTATGCAACTCCTGCTCTTTGGTATGGAAGGAGTGTCCCCTGTAGCCCCGGGATATCTATCTCTGCATCAACTTCACGACTAGCACTTCGTCGTTCGCTTTGGCTCGTACTAATTCTTTCTGCCTCGGCACGAACATCATTTGGGACATCAACCTTGAAAGTAGTCGCCCACTTGACTACGGTTTCAATCGCTGTCATCGGAGCCTTCCAAGCCTTGGTCTTAGAGTCCCAAGTTATCCCCTCAATTTGCTTCACCGAGCGCACCATCACAGGGTCGTACTTAAAGGAGAGGTAGACATACTTCCCCCTAACAGAGAGACCATCTCCTGGGTTTTTGTGGTCAGGAATATCAAAAGCCAAGATTTCGTTTGAGATGATGAAGTCGTACTTGATTGCGAAGTCCCGCATTTGCCTGAGGCTTGTTAGCGGAGTGCGCCATACTTTGGCAACCTTGTCCCATTTCGCTGAAGGTATGCACTTAATTTCTGCAACCAAGTCAGAGTCATAGGGAAACTCCGCAACGATGATGTCATCAACCAAAGTGAGAGTACTTGCCTCATCCCCTTTGTCATCACCCAACCGCTTCTTCATGCCACTCATCCTAGCCCCGCCCATACGACCCGTCAACTATCAAGAGCATCATCAGCAAAGTCTCGCAACCGTGGATACGCCCAACGAACAGCGAACACCAATCCGACGAGGAAGGCGACTCCCCAGTTCACGAAGCCCGAGGCAAACCCAAGCACTCCGAAAATAATCTGACTGGTCGGCAAAAATAATCCCAGCAGGATGGCTACGAACAGTTTATGTTTCTTGATGAGTTCCATACCTTAGTATCGGTAACAGTATTACGCTAGTTGTCAGATAGTTTATCCACAGGCTGAGAAGTAGACCCTACATTTACACGAAGGCACAAACATATCAAAATGATATAGATGTGACGCTTATAAGGTATAAGGGGTAAGAGTCCCGATAAATCTACCCTCAACAAATGACGGTGGTGGAAAGCAACTTGCTGATAGGAGATTCGCCCTCCCCTTCGTGCTCGCAATGGAAAAGCGCATACATCTAGAAGCGAAACGACTAGATGCTGAAAGGGAGGGAGGATGGAGCCATTTGAAAGGGCAAACCGTGGCATCTCCCACCATCCTTACGAAGAAGGCGAAACATTTCTTCCTCAATGGAAAGAACGGGGCTCACCAGCATAGAGACAATCACACAGAGAGAGGGCGACTCGCAAGAGAACCAAGGAACTCATTGCCATCCATCTCCATCAACGCCCAGTAAGCATCTTTGTAAGAAGGGAACACTGATTCAAAGACAACTTCACCCGTGGCTTTATTCTCCAGCGTCCCCAGAACCTCAGAGCCCCGCACAGGAGCGATACGAATCAGATAGACAAGTCCATTGAGGAGCGGTTGATGTTTCATGTCCGCACCCTACCCACAAAGCCGTTGAGAAGCAAGTACCGAATCTCCGGGGCTGACTCGCTCCCCTATCCAGCCCGAACCGTCACACTGCCCCTTCGTACTCACGGGAGTGGAGTGTCTTGCCCGCATAGCGGAGGTCGTAGGCGAACGAGATGAGCCACGAACCGATGTCATCAAAGGGGTACTCACGAGTGAACTCAAAGGCTCCACAGGCTTTACCGTCGGTCACGACAGCCGTGACAGAGATGATGTTGGTTTCTAGATTGACTGAGTAGGTGAGGTTGTTCATACTTAGGTATCGGAACAGCCGTTACCTTAGTTGGGCGAATGTTTATCCACAGGTTGTGAATAAAGTATGAGACAACTACCGTAATACTCCTACCGATATATAGACATGAGCCACTCCACCTACACCCCCTCCCCCCTGTGCGATGCCTGTAGTCTCCACGAGCCAACCATGGACTGGTACGACCATGACGAGTTCTTTTGGAACCTGTGCGACGAGTGCTTCACCCGTGACGCTCTCATGGGGGGCGAATGCACCTCAGCCTGCGACGGGGACTACGCCTGTGCCCACAACTCCCACTAGTGGGCGACCACTCTGAGTGAGAAAACCACCGAGAGTGAGAGTCCCGCATCCCACTAACACGCTTAGATAAATCTATCTGAGTGATATTGGGGGTCGTAGGGGGCTAAAAGAGCGACAAAACTCCGAAATATTTGAAAATGCCGAGAATTCGCAAGTATTTCGTCCCCTATCAGGTCTTTTGCTGCGAACGCAGAGCGTGATTCTTCACCACTCTCCGTGAGGTCTAAAGGTGTATAGCACCCATTTCCTCAGGTGTGCTTTCCGACGGGGCTCGGCTTACCTTGATTTCCCATAGGGATAGCCAGCCATTCCATCCCTTCCCATTAACCCCTTTCAAGAGGATTTGGTCAGCACGGTTCTTGTTCGGCACATAGACGAAGCGAGGTCCATGTTCTTTCACTCGGTTGCGGGTTCTCTTAGATGCGGTAGCCCCGTTTATTGAGACGAGGACTTCGGTTGGTTCGGTGATGTCGCTCAGGCTCACTAGTTCACTTCTCCTACTCTGATACTTTCGTTATCCCTTGTCATACCCTTCATCAGCATCATGTACTTGCTTGACCACGATAACGGGACTACCCGTGAGTGTTGCTTGTCGTCATAGCCCGTCCATGTAATACGGAACTTGATTTGCTCTTCGTCTTGTATGTCGTTCTCCATAGTGATGTCTTTCTGTCTCTTGTAGGTATTAGAGAGTTTGCCAACACTGGAGTTGATATCCATTGAGGGAAATACGCCCGCTTTTATCGTCTGTGTTCCCTTTTAGTGGACGAGGAAGCCTTCGTTCAGAACAGTAATCTGCTCCTGACCAGCAGAAACGCTGATAACGAGGTGTTCCATACGCTCGTCGGCAAAGTAGTCCTGCCATTGGGGGTCGTAGGTTTCGCGCCCGATATAGACACGGTACTCATCTCCACCACCAAGAGCGTTCAGAGCGGTGATAGCAGAGTCGTGAATGTCCCGAAATGAGCCCCGATAGACGGTTTTACCGACCTGCTCGTTGTCCCATTGGTCGGCAGAAACCTTGACCAACTTCAGAATGTAGTGGTGATACCGTTCCATCAGACGCTCACCGTTGTTCGGTAGTGAGTGAGAACTCGGGTTGCTATATCGCTAGAGGTCGCAGTTTCCCACTTAGTGACCTGCTCGTAGATGGCACTAATCGTGCTGTCGTTCAGTCGTTCCGTGAGAAACAAGTTCCAGCCAGCACCAGCACCGTGACAGTCAAGGACTGTGACAGAGTGAAAATGACCCTTGTAGGTGTCCATAGCGACGAACCAGCCCTCATCGTTACCGTCTTGGTAGGCACGCTCAATGTCTTTGCGGTCTATGTCAGACATAATGTCGTCAAGCGTATTCCACGCAGAGATACTTCCTGTCAGTGGGCGGTATGTGATGTTGATTTCCATACTTAGGTATCGGTTGGTCTGTTTCGTTAGTTGGGTCACTTTTTATTCGGGCAGATTATCGCCCTATAGGGGGACTTCGCAACCGGGGCTCCCCGTGCTACATTGGGCATATGGACTTAAACGACCGTTTCGCTGAATTGGATGCCAAGTTGGCTGTCCTTGAGGCTGAGGTGGAGTTTCTGTGCCGTGATGTCGCCCGACTTTGGCTGGATACGACGCTGACGCAGCCCCGTCCCGAGGGTTCGCAGGGTTTATTTAGATTTGTAGAGAAGCCTCGTTGGAAAGCGTGGGACTCTTCGGGGGAATGAAAATGGGGACTCTTGCGTCTCAGGCAGGGGTCGAACCTACAACCTACAGATTAGAAGTCTGTTGCGCTATCCATTGCGCCACTGAGACAGTTTGACTCTCAGGGAATAGTAGCCCCGTTTCTACGGTCACGCAACGGCGGTGATAGCAGAGGTATTCCCCTTACTTTGGCTTGTCGCCTTGCTTGACTAAGGGGTTGTTCATTGCCTCACGAAACGCTCTGTCGTGGCTTACGCCGTTGAGGTGTCGCTCTAGGGTGTAAGCCTCACTGAACGGCATACTCCAGCCGTACTTGGCTTTCGTGCGAAGTGTCAGGTGTTTTATGCTTATCTCGCTCATACTCAGATATCGGTTTGGGAGTTACGCTAGTTGGGTAACACTTTATCCACAGTCAGGATAGTGATTGGTCAATGGCAAGTATCAAGAGGCGTGCCTTTTCCCACTCCGACCACTTGATAGCAGCCCCGAGTATCTGAATGAGCACTTTCGCATCATTACTGGTGGGATAGATGTCATCACCATTATCGTGTTCTTTCCCAAGCCACTCTGCCACAGGGACAAAGGAGAAATCGGGGCTACTGGTGCGCAACACGGCGACTTCGTAACGCCCGTCAATAGCGGTCATAGAGAAAGTATCTCCGCTGGGTAGGGTGTAATGGAGATTGTCGTGCTTCATGAGGGTTGTCCTTTCGGTAAATCTAGGGGAATGATAGCCCCGTTTCTGTGTTCGTGTAATGGTTTGGGGGGAAGGGTTGCCCCTCACCCCCTTATCAACTACTCAGAGCCACTCAAAGAGGTCTCCGTCAGCGATTTCGCTGTAGTCAAGGTCATTCGCATCAGCGATTGCCTGCCACACGGCATCCTCTGTCAAAGGAGCGTCAGGGTCAAGAAAATCTTGCCACTGTTTCGTAGGTTCTGTCATTTGGTCACCCCCATTCCCTGTCATACCTAGGTATCGGTATCAGAGTTCCGTTAGTTGTCTATGGATTTATCCACAGGGCGGAAATAGCATTATGGGGAGAGAGCGGTCGATGCTCCCTCCCCACCCTGCCACGATGGACAAGTATCAAAGTAGCCGTGCCATGCCCTCTCAGCACTCTGTCCCTCAGCCAGCATTGAGGTCGGCGCGATGATATCGCTCGCTCACTGGCTCGGTCGGGTCACATGGGGGCTACCCTGATATCTAAGTATCGGTTTCAGTATTGCGTTAGTTGGCTAGAAGTTTATCCACAGATTTATCCACAGGCTCATATCAGCAGTTTCGCAGGAGTGTTTACTCGGTACGGATAGCCCCGGGTTTACAACCCGATTATGTGTTGCGCAACCAACGACGGTGGCGGAAAGGAAAATGCCCACAGGCACGGAAATAAATAGCCGTTACGCTGGTCTTTTCTAACAACAAAATCAACGACAAAAGACGGGACTCCAGAGGCACGGGAAACAGGGGTACTGGGTGGGTTGCCTAGGGGTGATAGCACTCCGTTTTTGAGTACCTTCACAGCCCCGACATAGTAATCAGCCCCACACCGTTTGGCGTGAGGCTGACCACTGACAGGGAATTGCTTGGTTGAGATTAGTTACTAGGGCAGGGGGAGCGTCGCTCCATCTACTCCCCAGTACGAGTCCTCCCAACAGCGAACGAACTGGGGGTCAATGCCCAACAGTACGCCGTAACGCTGGGCAATGGCGGTTGCCTGCTCCTTGTTGAAGCAGGGCATGGTCATAATGCCTGAGTCGCATTCATCACCCGTAGGTGACCGAAACCAAAAGTGGAGTTCGGTGTCAAGGATACGGATGGCAGTGATATCGCCCTTATGGATTGTCGTGGGTGTCATTACTGTCCTTCCTTGTTGATGATGCGGAGAATGTCTTGGCTCATGTTGAGACCGCCAACGAGAGCAGTCTGAATGGCGTTCTTCAATGCCCGTGGCGTTGCCAACGGCAAGTAGTTGTCAATTTCGTCCCAAGCCTTGAGACCAGCACGGATTGCTTCGCAGGTCTCTTGGGCGTACTGGGCGTACTTTTCTTCGTGGGTTGTAGTTGTTTCCATACTTGGGTATCGGTATGTCTATCCCCTTAGTTGGGTCAGAGTTTATCCACAGGGCTGTGGATAAAGTGCCGCACAACTACCGCAACACTGAGACCGATACCTTATTATGATTGACCTTATAAAAGAAATTGCATACATCGTCGGCACACTAACAGCGTGGGCATTGTGTATCTCGCCATTGGCGATTACGCTACTCACCAACCTACCCGATGACGACCAATGAAGGGAACGGACATGAAGTACCGAGTTACATACACACGCCACGATGACCGACTCTTTGTCGGCAGTCAGGGAGTTTCTTTCTTTCGCACGGAACACGGGGCTGCCCGTTTCCTCGGACAGTTGGAAGAGTCTTACAACATTGACCAAGACTCCATCGTCGTCCACATCTTTGAGGATGGCGAACAGGCGTAACAAGGATAAGCGGAAGCCCCGGCTATTCTTGAGATGTGAGTGTGGTTAGCAGGTCGGAAGCCAACGCCTCCACACCACAAAACGAAAGCCCCCCACCAAGTCAATCAGCGGTGGGGGGCTTTTGTGCTTGCTCGGACTTAGAAACGGGGCTCCCTCGGATTTAGAAACGGAGAGTGTAGATATGCGAAAGTTCCCCACCGTGATGAACGGCAGGGAACTAGGGGGAGGTGGGTCAGAGCGACCGTAGTACTCGCTCAACTCTGCCATCTCGGCACTCGCAGTCGGTTTCTACGACTTCGCAGGCTTGGCAGACAGGCTCGTCATTATCTTGGGCTGGGGTTGATGTGTTGTTCATACTTATGTATCGGTATGAGAGTTACGTTAGTTGGGTCATTATTTATTCGCTTGGGCTAGATGGATGAGGCTCCGAACCGTGCTCCACCAAGAGCGGAGTCGCAGGCATCACATTGACTCCAAGAGAAGTCAGTTGTATCTACTGAGTCCACCACTAGGGGTCCCGTGCGCCCTATCCCCGACTTGACACGGAGTTCAGTCTCCGAGTCCATACCCGAGAAGTCGTTGTTGGCGTGCGCCATAGCGCAGTCTACGCAAATGTTCATTGTTTCATCTCCATACCTGTGTATCGGTTTCAGTATTCTATTAGTTGGGCGAGAGTTTATCCACACCCAACGAAGATGTGCTCGAAACTCGGGGCTTCTCAGTCTAAGAGTGGTTTGAGTATGTTGCGCAAGTCAAGGAGAGAGTCGGTCATTTCCGATGACGAACAGATGTTCGTGTTGCCGATGTCCTTCAGTACGCCATCAATAATTGCGAGTGACTTGCGGATGGCGGTGATTTCTAAGTCCCGCTCTCCGACTGCCATCTCAACAATAGTTGCGGTGTCGTCAATGATGTTGTGTGAGTTTGTCATTTTGCTCATTCCTCGTCCTCGTCATCCTCATCGTCTTGACTGAGAAACTCCTCATCGGTCATCCAGTCGCCCTGCCCGATGAGACTTGTGTAGCCAGCGTTCGGGTTCTCGTGGTCTGTGGTGACTGCGTTGATGAACTTTAGCCCGCAAGACTCGTCCCACCAGACTTTTAGGGTGGCGAACATTTCCTCGGGAGTCCCCGTGAAAGTGCGGTCGGTACAACTTCTACCGTTGTAGTTCTGACGGAACCAGTCTGCTTGTTCCTCATCCATTGCCACATAGATTTTGTGGCAACCGTCAAAGGCTACGAGGAGTGCGTCCTCAACAGCAGTTTCTACTCGGTCAAATAATTCGTCAAGTGTTTTGGTCATACTCAGGTATCGGTTCTGTCGTTGCGTTGGTTGTGTCTAAGTTTATCCACAGGTTTATCCACAGTGTCATCGGCTATCAATGTGTAAGTCGGAATGGTTCTGAGCAATGACCGCAGCCTCAACCCACGGAGCCCCGTCTTCCCACTTGTGCTCGGGGAAGTCGCATAACTTTGTTGCTTCGTCACCGAAGTACCACAATGAGTAATGCCAAGTAGGGTCGTTGTCGCCATCAAAGTAATCCCACACCTGAACAAGCAAGTAGTGGTAGATGTCAAGGTTGAAGTGAGCGCACGGGGCTACCGCACCAAGAGAACTCTCTTGCTCGTAACCTTTTATCAAGGTGTCGTGTACAAGTTCAGTGATACATCGCAGGTCGCTCATCTGTTTTCCATTCTTATCCATTATAGGTGAACCTAGAGCGCAGTTTGTTAGCCCCGAGTTCCACTCTCTTAGAGACGACCGCCGTAGTCACGCTCGTGCCAGTAGCGGGTTTCCCAGCGAGCCTGCTCGTCGGCATCTCGGATTTCTTTTTCAATCTCGTTATAGATTTCGGTCATTGCCTCAATCACCCGTGTGTTCAGGATATCGGCGAATGTGTCGTGTGGGATTTTGTCGCTCTTTGTTTCGTCGTACCAGTTGAATAGCGCGTGCCATTCTCCGATGTTTCTCGCATCGTATGCGTCTGCGATGATGCCTCTGACGATTTCTGTGAAGTGTGCGGTGGTTTTCATATCTAGGTATCGGTTGCGATGTTTCGTTAGTTGGGTGGTTATTTATTCGGGGTCGGTGCGTGCGAATGAGAGCCCCGCACCTGTGTGCCGAACGAAACGGGGCGGAATGGAAACTCGGGGCTGTCACGCCAATGCGGTCGTGGGGTCGTGTGTGATGTTTCCGAGAACGGCACTAGGGGGCTTATCCAGCCCCCCTACCTTGGGGTCAAGCCCCTGCGCCCCTGTGTTGGGGGCTATGTGCGCTCGGTGCTAGGCGAGCAGTTCAGCCACTTGGCGAGCCACCAACGCCTGTAGGCGATGGCAGTCATTGCCGTGAGCCGACTGCGCCTCAGCGAGCAAGCGCAAGAGTTCCTGCGCCATAGCCACTCGGTATGAGACTTTCATATTTTCACCTCCGTTCCCTGTCATACCTAAGTATCGGTTCGGGTGTTGCGTTAGTTGGGTCGCCACTTATCCACAGAGTCGCCACTCGCCCACGGGGTGGTGTCCCCAGCGGGTGCGTGCGAGCGTGCGCCCTCGTGCGTATGCGGGGGCGGAGCCCCGTTCTTGTGTTACGCAACAAGTGACGGTGGCGGAAAGGATTACCCTACGAGAGTTTCTATTTCAGTTGAGACAGACCTGACATCCCAGCCGTATTGGAAGGTGAGGCACCTCGACGCAAGTTCGGTTGCGACCTCCAACAGTTCGTCGGGGCTCATGCCCGCTATATCGGGTTCTTCGGGGTCAAGTTCCACGCTTGTTATTAGCGTGAAGTAGTCGCCAATGAAGGTGACGGTGTACGGGTTCATTCGTCATTCACCTCAATGGGAGTGACGGTGATAGTTCCGCTAGCGTCGTGGTGCGAAAGAAAGCCCGTCAGGTGAGTGGCGTGAACGGTAAGTTCTAAACGCCATTCAGTGCGGTCAGGCGTAATTGACTCAAGCAATTTTTCGGCGGTTCGGGCGTGAAATGTTCCGCTGACCGTTCCATCCCATCGGGGGAAGCCCTCAATGCGAAACTCTTGGTTGTTTTCGGTGAACAAGTGTTCCGTAATTTCCTGAAAATGCTCAACTTGGTCAGTCCAGCAGTCTCCCCAACATTCGGGGGCTTCATCCCAGTCGCCTGAGTCATCGTTGTAAGTGACGCAGGTACAAGTATTGGTGAGTGTGGCGGTTGTTGTGGTGGTCATATCCATATATCGGTATCACTATTCCGTTAGTTGGGTCATTATTTATTCGCCCTTGAGTATTCTCAAGACTTCTTTGAGGTCGTCTTTGACTTGCTCTTGTTCGTCGTGAGTCCAAGCGTCGTCATCAACTATGAACTTGGTTGCGATGAACGCCGTAATCGTTGGTACAACCACGAACACGGCAGACATAACTAACAGTATGCCCATAATCCTGCCACTGACAGTGTGAGGGTACTCGTCGCCGTAGCCAACAGTGGTAAGCGTCATCATTCCCCACCAAGCAGAGTCCCAAGCATTGTGGTGTTCTGTGACTCCATAGGTTGCTATTGCGCCTATGTAAACAGAGGTCAAATAGCCAGCAAGCAAGAACATCCTGCGATGTGTTGTGTTCACTACTTCAGCAAACTGTCTATTGGTATAAGAAACAACCTGTGTATAGATTTATTTGTCCACAGGGTGTGGATAACTCGGGGCTTCGGCAGCATCAGGTGATTAGGCAGTCGCCATCAACGACAACCGTTTCCATGTATCGCATGAGTACCGCCTCACGCAAGTTGCTTGGCGTTCCTACGCTATCCCATAGGGAGACGAGTTCGTATATTTCCTCAATGACTTCATCGGCTAAGTAGTTGCTCAGAAACAAGTTCCAACCAGCCCCGCTCTCAAACACATCAAGTGCTGTCATTGAGTGAAAGTAATCCAACCCGTCGGCGTGTCTAGTGGCGATAGCGACATGCCAGTCCCCATTTTCGGGTGCGTCAATATATGAGCAATCCAACCTGCCTCGCTCTTCGTCAGTCATCGTGTTATCTACATCACTCCATAGCGTGAGTGAATGTGAGAATGGGCGATAACAAATATGGATAATGGTCATGTCATCAGACTTGCTCTCCACTCAGCGTGGGTGACAATGAAGTTTCTTGCTGAGTATCGCTTATCCTCGTAAACAATGAACGGCTCTCCATCTCCCTGAAAGAATACTGTAGGGATAGGGTATTCATTATCGCCTGCTGGTTCTCCGACCATAATGCCGTAGCCCGTTGCCTCGCCCGTACAACCCGTAAGGGTGTCAAAGATAATGCGACTAGCGTATGTCTCATCGTCAAGCCTGCCGTTATCGTGTGCCTTGTATAAGCCTTCAGCCAATATGCGAGCAATGTCATCGCCGTGCCAATGTGTATAGAAGTAGATAGGCGTTGCGTTCGTACTCTGAACGATGCCGATATGTCCTCGTGAGCCCATGATAGGTACTCCCTCTCTGTAGGTGTACCTATCTATCGGTATGGGAGTTTCGTTAGTTGGGCGACTTTTTATTCTTATGCCCGAACAGTCGGTTGAGCCACCCGAGTCCCGCATCCGAGCGTGACCGCTCTTCGTTTTCTGGCAAAGAGTCATTCCAATGAGGAAGGTTTTGTTGGTGAACCATCTCCAATAATCTGTGTGGGTTCAGCGTATGTCGCCACACACGGTCACCGCTATCCTCGTATAAGTCCAAGACAAAAGAGTCAATCTCGTAATCGGCTGTAACCCACTCACCATCGGGGCTCTCAACCTGCGGGCAGTTGAGTATGTCCGCTATACCAATGGTCAAGTCGCCGAGTTCCAAGTCAGTTGCGTCGTCATCTGTGGTGAAGGTTATGTTGATGTTATAGACAGCCATTGAGTTCTCCGAGGTCCCGCCGTCACAGTAGCATTTACGGGGATAAAGCGAAGCACCCCCACACCAAGTCGAGGGTGTGAGGGTGCCGTCTCCCCGACATAACAGGGATTAGGTGAAGGTTGTCGGGGGAGATGTCTTAGGGCAGGGCTTGCGCCCCACCCCCTAGCCCGTGACTCAGAGTTCGTTAGCCATACGACTAGCCATACGAGCCATTGTCTCGCTGAGTCTGGCGTACGCTATGCCCAAGTTTTCGTTGGTGACGAAAGGGCAGAACGGTGACTCAACTCCAGCAGAGATGAGGGCTTGGACTCCAGCGATTGCGCTGATGAGTTCGGAAATGGTCATTGCCTGCGTTGTGCGCTCGGCGTAGGTGGTGGTCATATCTATGTATCGGTATGGGTATCTCGTTAGTTGCGTGTTTGTTTATCCACAAGGTGTGGATAAGTTCTGAGACAACTAATAAAACTCCCGAACCGATAAGTGAGTATGACAGAGTTTATCTATCCCGAAGTTGGCAAAGTAGCCAACATAAACAACTTTAACCGCTCGGGCATTAAGGCGTTCGTTAGCGATGGTGGCACTAAATGTCGCCGTTGCGATAGGCTCATTGCTGAGGGCGAAACCTTTACTTGGGTTCGTGGCAAGGGTAACTATCACATCGGAAGTTGCCCCAAACCTGAGCAGGAGAAGTAATGGGCATCATTTCTAACATCGTCGCCTACAAAATCGGCAAGAGTCGTGGAAGTCGGGACTCCGAAGTTGTTGTCGTGAATGAAAGTCGTGACCCTGAGTGTCTCAACTACGAGTCGTTCTGTAAAAACTTTGGTTCGTGCGACGGGCAGGAATGTGATTACGGCGATGATGAATGACAATGCCAGCGTCTTTATTGACGGCGTTCCTAGCCCCGAGGAAATGGAAGAGTTCAACAAAGGTCCATTTATGGCTATGCGGACACGAATGGGTCCGACTGTTTACTGGGGTCCGTTCGCCACTCTTGACGATGTTCGTTCGTGGGTGTCACAGCAACACTTCAGCGTTGCGATAATCAAACTAAATGACCCGAACGGCAATCCTGACTCTTGGTGGTAAAAAACGGGGCTAGTCACCACGCCTTGCGTATGTAAGCAAAGTCCTTTTCAGTTACTCTGACTCGCCTATTCACCCGTTGCTTAGGCAATAACTCAGGTCGGAGTTCTTTGAGTTCCATCACGAAGCACTCAGAGAACGGAATGTGAGCCCCGCACTCTTGGTAACGCTGGTGAACGGCGTTGAGGAAGTCAGCGAATGTCATCGCATTGAGGGGTGTGTCACGGGAATGAGTAGTGAGCGAGAACGCCCGTACCACAGCCCACTTAAACCTCTGTATCGGTACACCTTGTCTGTCCCCACGAAGCGAACATAGCGAGGTGCCCCACCATTGCGCCACCTATTGCGGATTGGCTCAACGCAAACGGAGTTAAGACCCGTGTTCAGATAAAACTGCGGACTGAACCAACTGAACCTATAAGTCAAAAATGCCATAACGCCGACAGCCCCGTACACGGGGTCAGTCTTGACATCAACGATGCCGTACACGCCATTGGGGAGAGTGTTCACTTGGTCACCATTCCTGCTATTTCGTCGTAGCCCTGTGTGTAGCCATTCTCAAACATTGCAATGAGTCCAGCCTTGACTTTTTCGTCGCTGTTGGGGTTGTCATTGTCCCCGAACACAACGGCAATGAGCCATAGGTCGGAAACATAATCCCAAGGCTCGGTGTCCTCAAGCGTGAACATTCCAACGACTGCGTCGGCTGTACCTATTTCGTAGCCACGCTGATATGCCTGCTGTGCGATTTTCAAGTTGTTTGTCATATTCATCTATCGGTTCGGTGATTTCCTTAGTTGGGTCAAAGTTTATCCACAGGAATAGAGAAGCCCACCAACGAGAGGGCGACTCTCCATCGGTTGCTCTCCATCTAGATAGAGAGCCGAGGCGTTCATAGTCCTTGCGGGTGCGTGTCGGGCAGAGGGTGGCGTGAGTGATGGAGGGACTGGGTACACCGCCTAGGACAGGTAGAGCCAGTATCGCATACTCAGAGGCGGTCGTAACCTTCAGAGGCTTGCGGTGCTATGTCCGCCCCCCGATGTTGCTGGTGGGCTACATCTGAGTATCGGTTAGGCGATTGCGTTAGTTGTCTCAATGTTTATCCACAGATTTATCCACAGGATGATTTCAATAAGTACGCCATACATTTCACGATGCGTGTACGCACGGGGGAAGCCCCGGCTTCATAACGCAACGCTTGACGGTGGCGGAAAGGAACTATAAAGTTACATTCCATGCCGACAATCAAAGAAATTAAAAAACGCAACATAGAGGCAGATGAACACTTCTTTGATGTGGAAACAATCAACTTCTTTAACAGCAAGGTTTACAGGACTACTCACGGGTTTCACTTCACAACCTCAGAGCGGGGCCCCTCGGGAGTTCGTTGTTACTCGGTTCGTGTGATTGATTGGGAAACAGGAAGAATTAAAACCGTAGGTAAGTTCCAGCAGTTTTCCACTTTGCGAGAAGCATACAAGTTTGCTGACAAGCAGAACACTTGTTCGTCGCAGTTGAATAACTAGAGTTTGTAGTCGCCAATACATTTGTAGGAGTCCGAGCCCAACTCCATAACATACAAGGTGTAGCCCTTAGGGAACTGCGGACGGTTGCGTTCTACCAAGCCCCGCACGGTGGACACTCGTTCCATTGCTTCTTTCTTAGTTGCGTAAGAGCGATAACAACGACCATCGGTTTCCCATTGCGACAGAACACAAAACTCGGGGCTCTGCGGAAAGGCTACGACCTCAACGCCATTAGGAAGGGCGAAGGTTGCTGTTGGCTTTGCGCCTTTTTTGAGTGTCCCTGTGGGCTTCATGTGCTTCTCGGTTTCTCTGATGTCCTGACATAAGGGGACTTCATAGCATGAGCATACGCCCTGTCGTGACTAAGTCCGTGTATGTGCTTGCCCATTATGTATTCGGTGGCAAACTTGCGTGACCACCCGTGTTCATTGACGGAACGAAGGATAAGCAAGTCAAGGCTCAACGCCATTCCCTACTCCTGACTAGATAGAAGGGAAGGTTTGTCAGCCGACTAAAGAACCGCCGAACCCGATGAAGGAAACGCCAGCCAATACCGCTGTGCCACAGTTTAATGTCGTGCTCCTCGTAAAGAGCCCAAGGTTCGTTTTCTACCAAAGACTCAAACCAGGCGTCCAAGTCTTGTGAATACTCAGGCGAAGTGAGGTAAGCGTCCGTTACCGAACCCATGAAAGGCATACCATTAGGGCGAGCCTGAATGGCAGGCAGGCAATCTCGTTGCCAAGCCTCAAAGTTCTCCTCGTACTCAGCGGACTCTAGGTATTCGTCCTCTAAGGCTTCTAGTTCCTCTCCGTGTTGGATACTGTCTTGGAAGGGTTGTTCTAACCATGCGTCGTAGTTGCTCATACCTACCTATCGGTTCGGGTATTTCATTAGTTGGGTCAAAGTTTATTTGAGTTACGGCTGACGAGGTCTATGACTGCGTCGTTCGGCGTAGCCCCGCGCCCAATGAACTGCGCTTTTTCACTCAACCAAAACTCTTGACACTCGGAGTCCTCGGATATTGCCTCTTCGGGTATTTCGTGACAGTTAGCAATAGCGAACCAAGCACCATCTTCGTATGCGCCCCCATAACGGGACTGCCGAACGACAATCGGGTACGGGTTGAACGGCAACGCCCGACCACCGCTGAGTACCGTCGCTAAGGTCATGTGTAGAAGGGCATGACGATAATGGGAGTTGTCTCTCCCATGTACGCACCTACGCAGTTGAAGTCAATGTATTCCATCGCTGTCTCGTCGTCCATGCCGTCCCGCTTCATGAGTACCTCAACCATCTTGTCGTATGAATAGACGGCGAGGAGTGGTTCGTTGATGCGTTGCGAGTAGCCAATACAGGCTTCATCAAAACCGTCCATGAGAAGTGGGGTCTCTCCCATTTCCTGTAGTTGTTCTTCAATGATTGCTCTAGTAATCACGGTTGCCCCTTTCGGCATTGTGTCGTATTCGGTTGATGCGTCTTTATAGCGAAATGGATTAAACTCCACTACCGCTTCCAATACTTAATAGCGAACATTCCCCCCACTCCAAGAGCGAGAGCGAAACATAAGAAAATAGAGTCAAAGTTAAGTGTCACGGACATAAGTTACTCCTTGATAGTGATACAGACAATAACACTAGCCTCTGTCTCTAACCGCCTCTGCCACCATACGCAAGACACCGTAGTGGTGCGAGATGATTTCTAGGTCATGAGCAGGAACATCGTGGTCATCACCGTCGTATTCCCCGTTCTCGTTCATTGCGCCAAACACGACGCAAGTTCCGCAGAGGATACGCCCGAACAAAGCGGTAGCGATGGGATTAACGGGGAGTCCGTCAATAAGACCCGTGTCGTGGACATAGCCAATAATGGTCTCGCTACGAACGCAGTCAAACCAACCGCCCACCATTTCGTGGATTTCGCTATGGGTCACGCCCACATCAAAGGTCTTTGCGGTTACTGAGTTCTCTGTGATGATGATTGCTGTTGTCATATATCCCTATCGGTTTCGTGATTTCTTTAGTTGGGTCACTTTTTATTCACCCTTACTGAAGGCGATGACGGCTCGTTGGGTTCTGCCATTTTTGATTGCGACGGCGACGCAGTTCTCAAAGTCCTCGTCCACTTCCCACGCCCAATGGTAGAGGTCGCAGATAAGGTCAATGAGTAGTTCCTCGCTATTGCGGGGGTCGCCATCAGGAGTCCCGTATCCGTCCGCTTCCCAACTCAGGTTGCGGAAGTATTCCATTACTTTGTCGGCTCTGTCTAGTGGCGTACTCATACTGTCTCCCAATACTCGTCGTCGGCAAGCAGTTCTGTTGCTGACGCAATAGCCTCGGTGAGAGTGTGCTGTACGCAGTCACTCCAACCTTGCTCTTCGGCATATAGGTCAAACCAAGAGTTGTTTATCCAATCAAGGCGACCACTTTCGGAAGCCTCGTAAATGTCGTTGTCGTTTTTGATATCGCCCCATTGGTCGCAATACCTGATAACTTCGTGACCTTTGCTCCAATCGGTGGGGTCGTATGCGAGGTGTGCCCTCTGCTCCCCATCGGAGTAGATATAGACTGTACGCTCGCCGTTGCTGACGCTTGCCACGATGTCGTGGTGGTCTGCTGAGTGTGTGTACCAAGCAGAGTCTTCACGCCCTTGCGAACGCTCGTCGGGTTGATGCCATGTGATGTTGATGGTGGTGGTCATAAGTATGTATCGGTATCAGTATTGCGGTAGTTGGTTGATGGTTTATCCACAGAGTTATCCACAAGACCTTGTAGGATTTTGTAGATTGCGAGGTCTGCTTGCTCTAGTTCCTCTGTAACGGGGCTCCACTCCATCTCGCTGTCGTTCCAAATGGTTCGCTGTGAGTCAATGGCTATGTCAGGCTGTACGACGAAACGCAGTTGCCCGTCCCGCATCTCCGCCATCACGGGGAAATAGAACTGTAAGCCTTCGGGGATTTCAGGTGCGTCCATTGCTAGACCTCGCAGTCGTGTCCGTAGAGCCACTCGGCGTGGTCAATCTCATTAGCAAGGTCAAACGCTCGCTCACACTCAACGCAAACATTGAGAAGTAGGTTTCCCCGTCCATCACACACATCGCATTGCGTTGCGTCGCCGTGTCCTGTCCACACTCCACCATGACCCGTACAGGCAGGGCAGATTTTTTTAGTTGTGTCGTTCATACCCAAGTATCGGTTCTCTCGTTACGGTAGTTGGTTGAGAGTTTATCCACAGACTCAGAAGCAGGAGCCCCGTATCCGTAGTTGGCAGGGGGCTTCACCACCCTTCCTGCTCCATCTCAAAGCGAATATTATCTCGCTCTCGTTCTTCAGGTGTCATATCCATATAGTAAGGGACGGGCTCTTCACCAAGAGACTGTCGCCACGCTTGTGGTGCGTCGCTGGCAAGTCCGCCACCCATCACCCAATTCATGACGAACTCTCCGTAGGCTTCGCCTTCTGCGTCGTACTCTGCTTCGGCTAGGCTTTCGTGGGTTTCATCAATCAAGTCGTTGTTGTCCATAACTTCATTGAACACTCTAATATTAATAGTAACAACCTATAGTGAGATTTATTTACTTACAGCCACCACATCGGCGCACTTTGACAATGCGCTGGACATAGGCAGGACGATGACGCTCAGGCTTCTTAGCCTCTGGTTGTTCTGGTTGTTCGGGTTCATTTGCCATGTCTCTATTTTACACGGTGGCGGAAAGGGAACTGCGCAACAGCGAACCGTGAGTACAGCCCCGCACTTGGACATTAGCGTACCTGTCTCGGTAGTAATCCACCCGTGCTTCGGCGACTTCTCGCTCGTCAGAGTTTGAGATGCTATGGATTTCCCACTCAACAGGTTCTATGATGCCCTTAGCAAACTCCTCGTCATCAGGATTTAGTGGATAATGAGCGAGGATAATGATGTGAGACAAGTCTGTGCTCTCATCGGGGAACTTAATGTATGTTTGCTTCATACATACAGCAAACTATCTAATCTGACTATCCACAACCCCCTGTGGATAAAGTCTCATAGATTTATGGGTTGCCCCACATCAGCCTGAGTTCATCTACCTCGTCGTTCACCAAACCCGGGGCTGTCAGCATAAGTCCCCGTAGGTCTATTTCGTCAGTCTCCCAAAACTCCTCGTACTCCTCATCGTCCATTTCACGAACGCCCCTATCAAGCAAGAGCCATTCACCAATGTCGGACAGATAACGGAGTTCGTCCTCGCTAATACCGCTTTCCTTTGAGAGAGTTGTGATGCCTTTAGTGAAGGGTATGTTGTCGTTGAGTGCGATGGTACGCAAAAGACGGACTGCGACATTGGCAATAACCGCACCATTGGGTCGCCAAAGAGTCCCGTGTTCACCGTGTCGCCTAAGCGTTGCTGAGAGGTAACGCAATCTGCGTCGGTCACTCTTGTCCATTAGAACAACGAGTTCATCGTTATGCCTACGGAGATGAGGCAATATTCGTGAACATAGGAAGGGAACTCGTCCTCAATCTTCACAATGGTTTTCTTGTTGGGTTTTGCCCAGCCCTTTATCATCTGAAGTGTCTGTTGCGACTTCAGGTTTACTTCCAGCCCACACTTGGAACAGGTGTAGAGGGGCGGTAGTCCCATTTGTGTCCGTAACATTGACTCTCCTAATTTTTGGCGACCAGCGTGTTTCAGCGAACCGTTTTGTTTCTTTCAGCAGGATAGCAAACTCGTTATCGGGCAGTTCGGCTATTTCGGGTGGACGGAATGTGTCCTTGATGGTTATTGCGTGAACCATCGGTCATACTTCCATATTGTCAGGCTTGTGTCCCTTGCGACGCAGTACGAACGAGTTGGCACACGACCTACCCTTGTATTCGGGGTCAAGCACATCAGCCTCATACAGAGAAACATCGGACGAGAGAAACATCTTGGCGAAGTTCTCCACTTCATCACGGCTAGCGAAGTTTACGACGAGAGAGAAAGTCTTGCTCATTTTGTCCACCATTCGTTCAGGGCATCACAAATCGCACCTTGACCATCGCCACCTAAGTCTTGAGGCTCGTCAGGGTCGTCCTCACGGCGCATAATGTTTGAGAACCCGTCAATCGTTTTCATAGTTACGATACGGATACGGTAACGGTCAGGGTGCTGACTCGGACGGATACCGTCAGGATTTTCGGGATTGTGAGGCGAGGCGTATCCAACCATCACTAACGCAACGGCGTTGATGTACGAGGGTCGTTGAGTTTCCTCTAACAACTCGTAAGGGTTAGGGTTTGTTCCCAGCAGATAAGCCCCGTCGTTGTCGCAGGCGTAAAGCAGAGCGTCTATCTCAAACGGGTCGTCTGTGTGGTTGTGAACCAAGTCGTCAATAGTCATTGCCATTGCGGTGATATTCGTCATTCCGTTTCTCCTGTTTCGTTGATTTCGGACTTTTCTACAACTGCGTCGGCAATCCATTCGGATACATCGTTTCCTGCGTTGTCCCATTCGTCAAACTCCTTACAGATTTCTGCCCACGCTTCATCGGTGAGGGTGTGTTCGTCAATCGTTGGGTACTCCATATTCTCTTTGAGCCATATGAGAGCGCAGATGTTTTCGTCAGGGCTTTTACCCTCTAGGATTTTCAGGAGAGATGAAACTTTCATTGCCCTACTCCAATCCCGATGTGGGCGAGTGCTTCCTGAATGTCGTGGAAGTAATGCCCGTGACAGATGTACCAGCCGTTGTCATTGGCGATAACCGTCCAAGAGGCGTAGGCGTGAAAGTTCTTACCCTCACGGACTGCCACTACTTCCCAAGTAGAGAAACTTGCGCCACCCCATTGTGATGGTTCGGCAGGTCGGAAGTCCTGAACCTTGCGGAACGCAATGACAGTTGCCTCGTTGTAGAGGCGTGTGCCTACTGCGATGTCGGCAGTGGTGTGGTCGTATTCGGTGATTGTTTCAGTAGTCATATATACCTATCGGTTAGGAAGTTTCGCTAGTTGTTCGGTTATTTATTCGGACTCACCACGACGATGAATACTCAAAGTCCCAATCGTTGGGCATAGTGAGCAAACGGTCAATAGTGTCGGCGGTATAGGTCAAGCCCTCTATGTACCACTCGCTGTAGTCCGTTGAGCCGAAGAAGAAACCGTTAGAAGTCGGCAACAGTTCATTGGCGAGCGTGGTATCGGCAAGTACCTTACGGCAAGTGTCTCGCAGTTCCTCTAACTTCTCACGCCCGACAAAAACCGTCTGACATTCGTCCTCACCACCCTGACACTCCTGAACAAACCAGTTATGGATAGCGTTCTGCTTGCGCCATTGAGCGACTTTCACTTCTATAAAAGCCGTTGGGAAGTCTGTTTCCATAAACTCCTCAACCTTACTGAGAGCGACAAGCGAGGCAAACAGTTGCTTGCTCTCGTCATTGCCCCAGTCTCCGCTGTGGGCAAACTTCTTTGCGTACAAGTATTGGTCTAATCCCATTTTATATTCCCCCTATTTTCAGACCGCTACGAAGCGGTCACGGACTTTGCTACGGAGTGCGCTGTTGGCACTTACGACCTTGAGGCAGTTGTTGTCTTTCTTGATGAAAGCATTGACCCACTTGCCAATGGACAGGTTCTCAGACGAGAACAAACTCGCCAAGATGTTTGAGTAGGTCAGGTTCTCGCCCGTATAGGCATAGACCGAACCATCTTTCATAGCCACGACAACCAACATCTTGTCGGTATCGGGCATAGCGTGGAGATGGATACCAGCCACGAATGACGACTTCTCACTGTCAATGAAGTAGCCCGTGTCGGTTTTGTTGATGGTGATTTCTGTGGTGGTCATAGTGTTCATACTTTCAGTGAACAGGCTAACTACTACAACTACAACCTCAATATAGATTTATTTGAGATTGTTTACTGAGTAGGTAGCGATGGATATACCTGTGTATCGGTACAACAGTTTCGTTAGTTGTCTTGAAACTTATCCACAGCCTGTGGACAACCGCTAGGGGCGAACAAGTGTTCGGAGCCCCGCACTCATATACGCAACAAGGTACAGTGACGGAAAGACTAGTGGACTAGAGGACGCAGGGCGATTTCCTCTGCCTTGGCGAATTGGTCTTTACACAAGTTCTCTCCGCCAGCCTGAACGATGGAGCGGTGAAGTTTTGCGTCATCATTGTCAATCGCACCTTCGTTGATACGACCAATCACATCATCGGCGGTCATACCATCGGTCATCAACTGACACCACAACTCACCCATCTCTACGATTTCGTCGTCAGCCATTGGTGGCGTAGCCCCGTATAGGAAGTACACATCATCTATGAAGGATGTTTGTTCCTCTGTGAATATTCTGTCCGTAGTCGGGATTGTGTCAATGACAGGGATGCCCGTTGTGGGTAGTGGGGCGAGGGTACTCTCCCCGTCAGTTGCTCCCGACGAGCAACCAACGAGGAGAAGAACTGTTAGTGGTAGTAAGCGTTTCATTTGAGGTCACCATTGCCTTTTGTTGTAGAGAAATGTGAGAGTAATGATTATGATGATGATGATTAGTGAGTTCATATTCCTGTTTTGTTCTATATCTCGGATTTTTCTGACTGTGAAACCAGCAGTGTTGCGTCCCATTCGTTGATGGCATCGCAAGTATCGCAAACAGTATATTCATCGCCACGAAACTCGTAGCGAAGCCAAAGCAAGAACTTCTGCTCGGGGCTGGTGGCTTCTGAAGTTATCTTATTCATAAAGGCAAGGTACTCCGCATACTCAGAAGTCGGCACACAAACGCAAGCACGGCTAGTCAAGAGCAGGTCACGGAGTCGCTGTCCTTTATCAGCCAACAACATCGGGTCGGTCACGACCTTCTACCTCACGGGCTTTCCACGACTGAATGTCTGCGTCAAGCCGACCATCCATACTTCCGTCTGGATTAGGGGTGTACGAAACCCAAATGTCAATCAGACCATTGTCGTTCTTTCGTGAACACCATCGGAGTTGCTTGTATTTGGACAAGGCTGAAGCGAGAGAAGTGCGGTTCGGTGAGTCCCGCCGTGCGAGTACCCACTTGTTTGGGTGTAGGGCTACCTCGCTGATGATTTTCTGAACCACGCCAACACGATAGGTGTAGCGATTAGCCCCTCTGATGTTGCGGTGAGGTACTTCGTCAAGAACGATGAGTCCTTCGTGTGCGGATGGGTGTGCGTATTCTGTTTCGTGGTCAGGAGACATTGCTTCTTCTTTCGTTTAGGCGGTTAGCCTCAGGTGTTGATTATGTTTGATGTTGCCCAAACGAGCAGTGGGGCAGGATTTTCCCACCCCACTCACTCATTTCAGACTGATAGTTCCTCAGCCGTTGATACAGCGTTGTCGCTGACACGGACTGCCGTGTAGAAAGTTGGCTTCACGACTGCCTGCTCAATCTCAGGAGCGATGAGTCCTTTTTCCATTGCCTTATCAAAGGCTTTGCTCTCAACGCTGGTCTTGGTGACCATTGCGAAAGTGTCCTCGCTGACGAGGGTGCGGAGTGCCTTAGCGTCAAAGTTGCGACGCACTGCTTCTACAGCGACAACTCGCTTACCCTCAACGACGCACTCGTCAATACCCGCAGAAGCGTAGGACTCAAGCATTAGGGACTTCGCAGTCTCCATTGCCTTTTCTACGGACTCTTTCATCTCCAAAGCACGGAGATACTGGATGGTTGCCTTTTCAGCGTCGGATGTGGTTGATGTAGTAGTTTCCATAAGTTCAGTGAACTCCCTATTCATAACTTTCACAACCTATAAAGCAAACTTTCTTTAGGAATGTTTACCTTGGTTGTGTGGGCGTTCGGTAGCCCATCCGTGTATCGGTATAAGAGTTACAGTAGTTGTGTGTAAGTTTATCCACAGGACTGTGGACGACAGGTCGGCACATATGTAGTAGCCGTGCATCACCCGTGAGCGCACCCGTGATGATTGCTTCTACAAGCGACGGTGGCGGAAAGGCTAGTCAATGACCGTCCATCTGTCGCCAAACTCGGCGTTCAGCCCCAAAGACGAACCATCGTCCCAGTTCACAGAGACAGTACCCGTGTCATCCACGAACTTGATTACTCCCTCGTTACCTTGGCGGAGCCCCGTGTATGGGTCGTTGGTGTACTGAAGTCGGACTCGCTTGCCGATAAGGGCGAGCAGGTGCTTAGGTGCGTTACCCGTGTGGTTCATAGGTCGTTCCCGTCCTCGTCTTGGAATACAAGTTCACTCAATCGCATACCAGCGAAGTCGTCCTCTACATATGACTCAACACGGTCAATGATTTGCTCAATCGTGAATGGTTCGTCCGCTGATAGACGATGAGAACCGTCTTTGTCGTAGATGATTTCGGAGTCACGCTCGTCTTGGAGTTGCTGAACAATGCCAGCAACATCGTAAGTAACGACTTTCATAACATTTATTCGTTGAGGTAGTAAGTCACTCATCGGTTGTTGCTTCTCCATTCGCAGTAGGCGTTGTAGGTTTCGTCATCGTCGGGGTCAAAACCATTGGCTTCGCACCATTGGTCGTAGGACGGATTGGACTCAAAGACCTTGATAGTCATTGCTTCACTCCATGAATGCTTGGCATAAACCACCAAGAGTTGTCGGTAATGAACATCGTTGCGTCACTAAAGGTCGCAAACCGATGGGTTGTAGAGGAAGGTTGGAGTTCCACACACCAACCAAGTCCGTCTGCGTCTTTCATGTCTGCGTCATAGTAAATGACAATGTGTCGTACTGTGAGGTCGCTCATTACCATTTCTCCAATGAGATGACTTTGTAATCTTGTAAGCCAGCCTCGTCATCCGCAATCTTGTCAAGCCCGTCATCATCGTCGCACTCAACCCAGCCCTTGACCCAATGGCAGTTAGCGTCCTCATTGAGATACTCCGCCCTGTCATCGTCGGACATTCCTATCCAAGCAGAGGGCATAAGTGACTCGTCAATGACCGTGTAGTAGTTCCACTCAAAGGTCTTAATACCCGATGGGTAAGTCTGCTCGGCGCAAACCTTGTAGCCGATAGTCATTTGTCCCCCAAGTCAATAGCGAGAGGCTCAATCTGCTGAAAGTGAAAGAGGAGTTCGTCCCAATCGGCTTCAGACCAATCAGGGTGGTCGCCCGATTTATCGGCAAAGTTGAGCAGAGCGAGAGCGTCGTCCTCGTTCCAGCCCAAGTGGATAACCGTGTTCACCATATGAGGCGACTTGCCACGAAACTTCTCAGGTAGGCAAGAGTTGTTGTAGCCAGCAGTCATAGACTGACGAACTTCCTCGTTCCACTTGCGTCCCCGTGTCGGGGTCATCTCTAGGTATTTCATATTGGTAGTCATAGGTTCAGTAAACCTTCTAGTAGTAGTAATAACAACCTCAGTTGAGATTTATCGGAAAGATTTATTCCTCATAGGTGTCAAACCCGTCAAGGGCTTCGGGGTACTCAGAGGAAGGCGACCCAAGTTGAGCAAGGCGTTCGTATAGCCCCGCCATCACTAGTGCCTTCTCGTTGGTAACACATTCCGTCCAGTCCTCGTATTGCGAGCCACTGACAGAGAATGCGATGGTGAAAGCGTGGTTGTAGGTCATTCATCATCCTGTTCGTCGTCGTAATCCCAAGAGTCACCCTGACTAATGAGACTGATGAAACCAGCGTTCGGGTCGGCGTGATTAGTGGCGACAGCATTGACAAACCTCAGACCGCAAGAGTTGGTGTACCAACAGTCAAGTGCGGTAAGCATTTCGTCGCTTGTCCCCCGTACGGAGTATTCGTAGTTTTCCTCAAACCACTGTGCCTGCTCGTCGTCTAGAGCCACATAGATTTTGTGGCAACCGTCCCAAGCGACAAGGAGAGCATCGCACATAGCGTCTGCGACTTTATCGGCAACCAGTGGGTGTAAGTCTCGGAGTTTCATCAGCAAATCTCAAATCCACCGCAGTCAAGCAGGAACTCAGCAAACTCTTGGACATTTTCCGTTGAGAATGGGTAGTTTGTTGCGAAGTGTTCTACCTTGCCGTGTCCACGACAGGCATTACACCACCCGTGAGTGCGTCCGAGAATGATTGCGTCCGCTTCCTCTAGTTCTTTATCGGGCATACCGTTATCAACGCCGACAGTATCCGAACGGATACCCGTACCTTGACAGTAGTCGCAGTCCGATGTTGGTAGCGAGGCTAGGTGTTCACGGTATTCGGTTTCGTACTTGGCGGTTACACCCGTAGCGAGGTCGTTGAGTAGTCGCTGACCGAGAGCGAGTGCGTCATCTGCGTCAAGACCATCACCGTCGTTGGAGTATCCGCTATCAACTTTACGAGCGATGTCGCCGTGTAGTTCCTCACAGTAGTTCCATAGTGGTCGCCACCACCAAACATTGTTGCGGAAGTAAGAACCTTTTTCGCTCGTTGTGTTTTTGCCGTATACATCCATACCCATTAGTTGTCACCTTCCTCAAGGCAGGCGACTTGGCTTTCGTCCATCTCAATAACCCTCACCCAAGAAAGGATGATGCGGAGAAAAACGGAGTAGTCGTTTGGCGAGTATGTATGAGTCTGAGTGCGGAACTCCTCAATTTCGTGTTGGGGGACTCCCTCTCGTCGGAGAAGGTGAGTGACCTCTGCGATGATTTCGGAGTCGGTCATTCCACAAGTGCTAAGGCTGATGTCATATTTGGGCTTGATGTCTAGGTGTGTCATACTCCCCTTTTCGCTCGTTTGGTTCTTGCCGTATATATCCATTCCCATTGGAGTTTCCTTTCGTCGTTGTATTTACAGTGAACAGCGTAGGTTTACACAACACAACCTGTTCGTGGGATTTATCTAAGTATCGGTTAGGCAGTTACCGTAGTTGGGCGTAACTTTATCCACAGGCTGTGGACAACTGAATAAAAATGCGGGGCTCGGTCTGAGTCTTTGGATAAATCATTTAGCGAGGTTGTTGTTACTACTACTAGGCGGTTCACTGTATCTAACGCCCGACGGTGGCGGATACCAAAAATAAAAACTGACCCAACTAACGAAATAGCAGAACCGATACCCCACTATGAACACACTTACTATGCCCGAAGCAACAGCCATTGCCATTATGGAATGGGCTAAGAACAAACTTGCCACCGTCGGCTACTTGGAGTTCTCCGACGATTGGTGGGAGTCCTATGACAACGATTGGGATATCAACATTTGGCGTTCCGATATGAGCGAGGAAATCCGTGTCAATGCCTACCCGATGACATTCACTAATGGTGAATGGAATACCGACTTCTCCAACTGGGTGAGTTTGGGGACTCTCCGTGAGCCTATCTCTTGGCAGGACGGACATTCGTGCGACCAATGCGGTGACCCGATGGGTGGCAAGTATGACGGCGACCAACCAACTTCCTACGGTGAGGACGGCGTTGCTCATCTCCGTTGTACGCCCATTGAATAAATCTAAATCACAGGTTGTTATTACTACTATTAGGAAGTTCAATAGAACTATGACCACTACACTCTTACAACGAACCAAAGACGCTATCGCTGACGGGAAAATCATTGGCGACGGGCATACCATCTTCAATCCCGACTTCTACGCCCCTCACTTCAGTGAGGACGAACTGAGTAAAGCGAAACTCATCCAAACTTTCAAGTCAGACAAGTCTGACCACAAGTCCACCATTTTTGGCAAGGACGGTAAGCCGATGGAGAAACTCAAGGGCGTGTACAACCTCACTTTCTTGTATTGGCTCTGCGGTGCGCTTGGTATCAACTCTCACAACGACTACAACGGGCGTGGCTCGCAGGCAGACGAACTCGCTCGCCGTATCCGCAAGGAACTGGCATGAGAAGCGACAAAGCACCATTCACCATTACCCATCACGATGAAGCCTCGTCTTGGTGTGACTCATCACTTCTGAAGGCATTAGCCAAGACATTCAGTACCGTCTTGGTCACAACACTTGATGGCGACATCTACGAGGGCGAGGTGCTTGCCGTTGAGAACGGAATACTCGTCCTCTCCAATAGCAATCTTGGCAATGCGTGGGCAGAAATGGAAATCACGCTAACGAGTATCACCAACATTCATTATTGCTAAAGAAATCTCACCCGTGAGGTTGTTATTACTACTAATAAGGAGTTCACTGTAACTATGACCACCTACCACATTGAGTACATCATTCACTTAGAGATAGAGGCTGAGAGCGAGGACGAGGCACTAAAACTCGGCTCGCAGGAACTTCACGCCCTTGACGGTGACGGACTCGCTAACTGTTGCGAGTTCTTAGATATTGAGATAGCACTAACCGACGACTACTACTTAGGAGAAACCGAATGAAGTATTACCGTGTAGGCATTTTTGCGTCCGTGAATGTGGAAGCAGAGAACGAGGACGAAGCAATACGCCAAGCCCGTGACATTGTTATTGAGGGCGCAATCAAGACGCACGATTACGAGTTTGAGGCTCAGGACAGAGAACTTGACCCCGACTTGGACTTCTTGGAAATGATGGCTCAGGAGAAGGCGAAATGACGAAACTCGTTGTTCATATTGGTACAGGGACTATTATTGACGCTGACGAATGCGTTATCGTTGATGTGGAGAAACTGGACGACCACGACACGACACTCGTGAACGATGGTGATGACTCTGACCTTGTTGAGATTGCCGAACGACTCGGTAAGCCACTCAACCTGACGGACTTGACCTATCGCAATACGGTGGCGTTCTCTCCATCATCTCTCCGTAGCGAAGCAGAGGAACAGTTGAGTAACGGTTACGCCACTGACGATGACGCTATTGCGTATCTGACTTGGACTGCCGAGGTAGCCACTGATGACGAACTGAGCGGTGTTGCTGACTACATTCTCAATGACGACACAATGTGGAACGAATACAACACGACGGTAATGGACGGTATGCGCCAAGGTTACAGATGGTCTAAGGAGAGCAAGTAATGGGACTCATCGCTTTTCATACACCCGAAGATGGATTTACACTCAACGGCGTTGAGGTAGAGATTATTTGGGACGACACTCCCGAAGCAACAGAGGGTGTTCGTATCATTGTTGATGAGAACGCCGTACGGGTGACGGATATTTTGTCAGACCCCGACCACTCCGAACACGATATGTGGTCTGCGTGGGACGACGACATCTTCTACTACTGCGAGTCCGAACAAGAATGGAAAGAACTTCTCGTCACAGGACATCACGACGGATGGAGAGTTCTCCAATAAATCTGTCCGACAGGTTGTTGTTACTACTAATAGAGAGTTCAATGAACTTATGACCATCACACTTGACCAACACACTTGCCCTCGTTGTTTCGGGGGTATCCCTAATGACTTACAGCGAGGTCAGTACATCGGAGCATTATCACGCACCGATAACAAGACCTACATCTGTTCAGACTGCGGAACGGCAGAGGGACTAGAGGACTATTTTGACCTTGGCTGTTCACCTCAATCCGAATGGCGGGTGAACCAATCGTGACCACCATCATTGACCCTTGTATCCATTGCGGAGAACCCACTGCGTTTGGCTCTGTCCGTGAGGACGGAACGCTCGTCGGCAAGTTCGTGAACCGTATTCCTGCTGACACTATGGACGAGGAAACGGGCGAATACAAAGACGGGTATGCGTGTGCCGAGTGCGCTGGGTATGGGTGCGACGAGTGCGATAAGCCGATTTACCTTGACTGCGAAACCCGTGTGGATTATCAGGACGAGAGTGACAAGTACCACTACGGCAACTTTCATACCGAGTGTTACGACGAAGCGAAGCACGGCAAAGCCGAATACGGCGAGAACATCAAGGAGACTCTGTAATGCGTGAAATAGACCTATCCGTACGGAACGCCGACAACTCTTGGTATTGGCAACAAATCCGTGAATACAGCAACAAGCAAGTCCATCGGTTACGAGCGAACATTCGTCGCAATGCTTACGATGTTCAGTCGTATGCCAACATTGAGAAGTGGTCGGACGAGCGAGGCTGGGCAATCATCTCCTCTCACCCCATCACGGACTACCCGTGCGTCAAGGTTTCGTACATGACGAAAGAACTCACCGACAACGACCATGAGTGGTTCATTCAGACCGCCGAGGAACTGTTCACTATTGGGGTGACATTCGCACGATGAGAACTATCACCGTTACACAAACATACGAACTCATCGTATCCATTGAGACTCAAGTCCCCGACGACTACAAGTACGAGGATATGGAAAACTCATTCATTGACTTCCCCATTCGGGTTGATGTGAACCCCGTATGGGAAGATACCGAGAATGTCAAGGTCGTTGGAGTATGCGTGGACGCTCTTGTATCTCTAACGGGTGAGGACGCTTTCGCTCTTTATGAAATGAAGGACGACGAATACACTCGCCTAGTTGAGGAGAGTGACGATGAGTGAATACCACGATTATAGGGGGGTCATCCGTATGGACTTTGATTGTGCTAAAGACTCTCGTAAAGAGGTAATCGTACAGTTACCTACAGACCCCGACGCAAAATACGAGCAACCCGTGTGTTGTGTTGTGTTTACTGAAGAAGGTATTGTTTTGGACTTCTTTGAAGATGGTGAACTTGTTCGTTCGCTTGGTCGCACTTATGAAGAGTGGTCTGACTTAGCACTATGAGTGTCGTTAGTCACTCAGGTTGTGATTACGCCTATCTGTTCTTATTATCAACTATCAAGTAAACGAAAGGGAAATATGAATACAACAAACATTGTTCGCAAGCCAAACGGCACTGTTGATTTTGACGCATACAAGGGACTAGAGGGAAGTATCGGACTAACGGGCATGACCTTCACTATCAAGGTGATTGACGCTCGCCAGTCCTTTGGACGACTAGACCTCTGCGTTGAGCCGCTTAACGGCGAAGGCTCTCGTTGGATGGAAAGCCGCAAGGTGGAACTCAAGAGCGAGCCAGTGCCTACAGAAGTCATACCAACACAAGCAATGACAGTCCGAGAGCAGATTGCTCAACGAGCGATTGACGCTTCTCGGGAAAATGGGTCGGTTAATGCCGACCTCATTCAGCGACTGCTGAACCAAATCAACAACGGCAACTTTGCCACAGAAACAAAGGAAACAATTAAATGAAGCGCATCGTATTTGAGAACCCCACCGTCGCCAAGCGTGGACGCAGTGGCGGGGCTGTACAAGAGTTCATCACCAAACTGAGCGAGACCCCCGACAAGTGGGCTGTCTATACCCGTAGTGCCAATCACATCTCCTACTACTACACAGTGGCGAGCAAGATGGGTAACCTCAAAATCGCCGTTCGTGCGAATAGCGATGGCAAGACTCATACTGTTTACATGATGTACTTGGGCGTGGAAGCAACCAAGACTCGTGTTGCGGAGAAGGCAAACAAGAAGGCGAACAAGAAGGTAGCCGTCAAGAAGGCGACTGCCAAGAAGGTCACCGTCAAGAAGTGATTGTGTCAGGGGTGGGGAAACCTGCCCCTGATAAATCCATCTAGTCGGGTTGCTATTACAATAACTAGACTGTTCACTGAAAGTACAAACACTACTACTAAAGGGGACTACTATGCCGAACTGGTGCTATAACCGAATGAATGTTGCGGGTGACCGTGACTCACTAGTCAAACTCACTGAAGCGATTACCCGTCAGTACGACTCGTCGCTCGCTGAGACAACAATGGGCGTTGAGCAAGTGGACTACGACCTATCTGTCTTGTTCCCTGTTCCTGAACCGTTGGCTATTCGTGCCGTCATGTTTAATACCGATAGCACTGACCCTGAATATCAAGAACTTCTCAAAAAGTACGAAGCAAATAAGGCGGAGTACGGTCACACCACTTGGTATGACTGGGCTATTGAGAACTGGGGTACGAAGTGGTCGCCTCGTATTGAGGAATGGGAAATCATTGACCACTTTGATGGCGGTGCTGGTATCTATGCGTACTACGAAACTGCGTGGTCACCTGCTGACGGACTTATCCGTGAAGTGAGCAGGCAGTTCCCGACACTTCTGTTCACGGTTTCATCTGACGAGGAAGGTCGCTCGTTCTCTTGTGTTTCGGCGTTCAGTAATGGCGAGATGGTCGCTGAGGCTGGTTGCGAACTAGAACCCAACAAAGTTCCCGAACAGTTCCGTGAGGACTATGCGAGGATAGACAAGGACATAGAGACTGGCGTAAGTGCTGTCGGCTACGACGCTTGGGACGAGATGAGCGAACTTGACAGTGATGTTCTCGGCTGGTTAGAGACTCAAGTGAACGACAAACTGGTTGAGTTGGGACTGCTACCGAAGGTGGATGTATGACCCGTAGGTCACCCGTGAGGCTTCTCAGACTTCTTCTGAAGTCTCTTCAGCGTCGGCTTTCTTTGTGGACTTACGCTTTGGCTTATCGTCGGCTGGGGCTTCCTCGGGAGAAGCGTCCTCAGTAGGCACTTCAGCAGACGGGGCTTCCTCGGCTACTGGGGCTACCTCTAAGTGTCCACAGTTTTCGTCGTGGGTGTGCTCCTCGGCTACGGCGTTTTCGGCGAGATAGGCTAACTTCTTGACTTCTCGCTGTTCTGGGGTGAGTTTACGCATGATAGAAACCTCGCTAGTTGTAAGTGTGGATACCATGATACCTAACTTATCCACATCCCTGTGGATAAAGTACCACACAACTAGTGAAACAACCAAACCGATAGGGAGTTATGACTACTCAGATGACACAAACTGAAGCAGAAAATCGCTACAAGCAGGGCGTTCGTGACCTTGCCGAGAAATGGGGCGGGCATAGCAATATCCCGTCCGCTGAGTTGCGAGATATATCTGAGGAACTACGGGCGTACTACATTGTCCTGAAACATGAGGGTGCTGTCACACGGCAGATACTTAGTCAATACATGGTGTCACCAACCATCATTGAGCGTGTCATGTCTAGTATCGGAGTAGACGGGGAAGTGGGGACTATTACCCCTAGGACTAGTCGCTCCGACCAATACAAGGCTTTCACTAAGTGGGCTTGCGAGCATGACCGTGAGCAGTTCACTACCGACCAACTAGTTGAGGCATCGGGCTTCTCGTATCAAACGACGCTGAAGTTCGTGGACTCTGACCCCAACTTCATTCGTATCAAGAAGGGTCTGTATGAGTGCCGTGACTACAACGCCTTACGCATTGAGTCAAAGAAGTTAGAAAAATCTCAGTAATAGGTTGTTGTTATAACTAATAGCCTGTTCACTGTTACTACAAGGGCAAATGCCCACTACTACAAATAGGGAGAAAACAATGACCACCATTGACTTGCCAAAGTGTTGGCAGAAGTACAAGAACGCACTTGAGGGCGGTATTGACCGCATCATTCTGTTCGGACCATCGGGTACGGGCAAGACCTACGGGGGACTCAACTACGGAGATACCCGTGGCGGTGCTTTCAGACTCGTATGTACTGAGGATATGACAAACGCCGATGTATCGGGTTCATTCATGCCTTCCGCTAATGGCGGTTTCTCATGGGTTAGCGGTTCGGCACTGAGGGCTTGGGAAGGTAACGGCTACTCAGGTGGACGAGTCGTTGCTGACGAGATTGACAAGGCTGGTGGCGATGTGCTTGCTACCTTGCTCTCGTTCTTTGACTCACCTGAGTCTGCCTCGTGGGAACACCCTGAGACTGGCAATATCCATAAGCCTCGTAACGGTTTCTCTGTGGTGATGACCACGAACATTGAGAACATGAGAGAGTTGCCAACGGCACTCACTGACCGCTTCCCTGTTCGTATTCGCATTGACGAACCGCACCCTGATGCGATTGAGCGTTTGTCAGTAGACCTGCGTGGTATCGCTGTTCGTATGGCTGATGCTGGCAAGGAGCGCATCTCACTGCGAGCGTTCTACGCCTTTGACCAACTGCGTTCATCCCTCTCTGTTGAGGAGAGTGCGGAGATTGTGTTCGGTGACCGTGCTGGCGCAATCATGGATGCGATGCGAGTGGACTCACTGTCGTGAGCGTGAAGGTCAAGCATGATGTATCACGCCGACCTCTCCCTGAAGTATTGGGTCGTGGTGATGTAGACAAGGGCGGTGCGTGGACTGTAGAAGCCTGCCCACCTACCCGTGGACTACCCGTGACCTCTGTTGAGGGTCGCTTTATGAATGTACCTATGTCGGGCGACGCTCTGTCTACGGTCATTCGTATTCATGAGATGGTTCATGCGAAGGTGTCCCCTAAGGACTTGAGTCCGTTCATTGCTAGGGGTTTCGCAACTGAGGAGTCACTGCGCTCTGTTGAGGAGATGCGAGTGAACTACCTCGCTACTCACTTGGGTTATGACATGAGTGTTCTTAGTGATGGTGGCGAGAAAGAGTTAGGCGAACGCCTCGTTGCTATGGGTGACTGGAACAATGCTGTTCAGTTCGCTATCGCCACTGTTGGTACGGGCGGTCATAAGAAGTTCATCGCTGGAGTGCGCCGACATAACAAGGTATGGGGCAGTGTGCTTGCCGACATTAGTAAGCGAGCGATGAGAGAGATAAAGAAAGTGCCACGGAACAAACTCACTAGCACCTCTCTCACTGCTGATGGTCTGATAGAAGGCTTTGGTTATACCGAAAGTATTGCTTCTTGGATTGACCGCCTATGCGATAAGCAACCTGATGACAAGAGTGATAAGAGTGACAGTACTGATAGTTCTGATAAGGACGACTCTGATGCTGATACCTCTGATACTGATGAGTCAAAGAGAGATGAGAAGGGCGAGATAGATAAGGCTCTTGCTGAGTCTCGTAAAGAGACTCTCGTTGATAGGACTCCTATCCCCTCTTGGTTCCCTCTTAAGGTGGAACGGTTGCCTATGCCTGAAGTATTGAGTGGGTCACTAGGTAAGAAGCGTGTCGCATCCAATAGTGGCAAACATCCTCGTCGCCTTCATCGTTACTTGACTGACCCTCAGAAGCGTGTCTTTGATAAGACGGTTCGTGGTCAAGGTGGCATCGTTGTCATTGACACTAGTGGCTCTATGCGTCTTGACCGTGATGATGTAATGGGTATCGTTATGGCATCGCCTGGATGTACTGTGCTGTCTTATAGTGTCCCCTCATTCGGCATTGACGATAATGGCGAGGCTATTGAGACCAATGCTTATGTCCTTGCTAGTCGTGGTCGTATGGTGGACGAGATGCCTGAGTTCGGCTCTGCTAATGCTGTAGACCTACCTGTGCTGAAGTGGGCAGTGAGTGAACGACGAAGTAGTCGCACTCCTGTCGTGTGGGTATGTGATGGGTATGTGACTGGTCATGGTGATGTGGCTCACGAGACACTGACGCTTCAGGCGGTTGAGTATTGCTTGGCTCACGGTATCTCTATCGTGCCTGATGCTGAGTCGGCTGTGAAGTACCTGACCGAGTTGAGCAATGGTATGCGACCTGCTAAGTCATTCCCTCATATCATGAAACGGGCATACGAGTTGGCGACTGGAGATAGGTTGGTCGCATAGTTCTTGCCTTCCCTATAAGGTAAGTGGAGAGTAGTCCTCTAGTCATTGGTGGTCAGTGACTTGAGTGGCTACTCTCTTTTGTATATATCAAGTGAGTAAGTAGTGGCGTGTATGTAATGAGTGAGTGATATGTGATGATGATGATATAGGTAGGTAGGTAGGTAGGTAGGTAGGTAGGTAGGTAGGTAGGTAGTAGTGATGTATGTATGTATGTGTTAGATGAGTAGTGGTAGTAGTAGTAGTGGTAGTACCCATAGCAATACCCGTAGGCACTTTTTTTACTAATGATGAAACGATGATGAGAACGAAGTGATGATGGGGTAATGATGATGTACCTATATGTATACGAGTATGAGGGTATAGGGGTATAGGGGTAGGGGTATAGGGGTACTACTTATATACCCGTGATATACCCGTGAGCATTGCGACGACTCAATGACTTAGCGATGACGACTTAGTGATGACGACTCAATGACTTGACTGTCAATGATGGTAATGATGACGAGTCAATGATGATGACGATATGACGATGACTCAATGCTATTGACGATGACTCAATGACGATGACGATGATGTGATGCTTTGTAATACTTTGTGATACTCAGTAATACTTTGTGATACCTGATAATGAATGTGATGATGAATGGGGCAACGCTGTCAATGTGTACGACATATGTAATGCCGTGTCTTGCTTGTGGATAAGGTGTGGATAAGGGTGTGGATAAACTTTTTTGTCATCCTCTACGACTGTCTATCTTAGGATAAGCAAGGGTTATACACAGGTTTATCAACAGGTATGTGGATAAGTAAGGGTTATCAACAGGTTGATTAAGGTGGTTATCAACAGGGTTATCAACAGGGTTGGGGATAAAGTAGGGTAAAAAGGGGTTATCAACAAGGGTGTGTATAAAGTCGGGGCTTCGTCCACATCCGTAGGCACTTATCCACAGGGTTATCAACAGACTTATCCACAGAACATATGTTCGGGGAACAGGTGTTCGTACTTTGGAAGGTCAAAAGCGAACAGGTGTTCGTGCGAACAAGTGTTCGTATCCATGACCCCAGAAGCCCCGAACTTTTTGAGAATATAGATATTGGCTGGGCGGGCATACAAACTATTTTTAATGTCGGCTTACTCTGGATAGATTTATCCAAACGGGGTGGGGGCAGCATCTTCTATGTTCTTCAACCTTTGACGGTGGTGGAAAGCAATTCGCTCGAAGCGTCTCGACACGTGCTTGCTCCGTAATGGGAGTATTACTGCTTTGTAGTACTAAGCGCTTTGTGCCAGGTTTTGGTGAACACCCAGATAAGCGAGAGTAATCCTGCCTGTCTCCAGGTGATGTCATTCTCAATTGCGTTGGCGTGGTCAAGAATTCGCGATGTTGACCAGATAGCCGTCTGGGTCACTAAGACTGTTAGCCCCCATAGGAAGATTAAAGCCATGGTAGTCCCTGTACTGGAGTTTGATTCATTGAGGTTGTTTAGTTGCCGGTTTGACAATTTGGTGAATCCTTTGTCTGGAGAGGTTATAACGGTCGGCGATTTGTGTGAGCGATTGGCCGTCTTCGCTGAGATTCTTGATTTCCGCGTTTCTGGAGGTATTAGGTTTGGGACCTGGCCGCAGAGGGCCCCAGGACCATCCCGGAATACTGTTTAAAATATTAATGCGGTCTTCGCCCAATTTGTTGTTTTTGTAACGTTGTCGAATATATCCGACCCACGTGCCGAGTTGCACCGACTTGCCGTCGACATGTTCTTCGTGATGTGCAGGAACCGTGGCGGAACCTTCGCGACTGATGTATTGTTGGAGGGCGGCCTGGTAGATATTGAACCGGGTGGTGTTGTTCATAAGGGAAACACTAGTAGTTAAAGGGTTCTCGTAGTGGATATCACGTGCAACAATCGACGGTGGTGGAAAGGGACTAAATCATGTTCGATGATGATGATAATGACGCGTTTGAGGACATAGCCAGGTTTGCTGAGTTCACCGCGAAGATGAGCGGCGATGAACGTAAGACCTTGTCCGAGTTGTTGAGTTCCCTGGCTGGAGAACTAGTCGAGCAGATGTCGCCGCCGAAGGATTTGCTGTTCGTAGGGTCTGATGGCATCCGCCTAGTGAAGTGTCTCCACTACCCTCGTGAGGTACTGGGTGAAGATGGCCCCGTTATTTTGCCCTCGGCTTCAGAATTTGTGATTCTTGGTGCGCTTTCAGATGAATTTATCCAAAGAGATGCTGATGAGATTGCGGGGCTTTTTGATGACCTTGAAGAACGCGACGATGCTTGGCACCACCTGATGACCGAGTACGCTTTGACCATCTCGGAGAAATTCGACGACAATCCACCGGAAGACTATTCGAACTTTTTTAAGGAGTAACACGTGCACACATCCTGGAATGCAGCCGCTGAGGTGGCCGTTAAAGAAATCTTCGCAGCGGAGGTGCAGCCCTGCAGTGTCGAAGCGCTTAGGAGCCATCTGGATGGCCTTATCGAGAAGTATTTACCGACCGGCGGGGACGTGGCCGCGGGCGGCAGCCAGAGAATGCGTCAATCCTGGGTGAAACTGGGTCAACTGGCCCGGTCCTTAGGAGCCACGAGTGATTATTTGAACTTTTCCCCGGTATTCGGCGAAGACCACGGTCGTGTTCTCGACATCGTTGTGCGCAAACAGCGCGATTACGGCCACGAGAATATTGCACGCTTTGGCCGCATGGGACTTTTGGTCCGGGTGCACGACAAGATTGCACGTCTGGAGAATCTTCTGGGTGCCGGTCATCTACCGAATCATGAATCCATTGAGGATAACGTTCTCGATGTGATTGGTTATTCAATCGTCGCCGCGATGTGGGAGGAAGGTTCCTTCCTTCTCGCGTTGCAACCTTCGACGGTGGCGGAAAGCGAACCAGATTCGGGTCTAAATGCCGGAATGTTAGGTTTTTTGCGACTTGCTTAACATCTTCGCGATGCTTTAGTGCCGGATTGGCCTGGTAAAATACTAAAGGTAGGGAGCCTGGAGTCGACACCACCTGCTGATAGTCAACCCCAGGCATCAACCCGGGCGCCGAGAGAAGGAAAGGGGAAACCTCTCTCGACTAAACGAAACTTAGTACCCCTAATGTGCCCTCTGTTGTTAAATATTTATTTTAATTTTATGTGCGCTGAGCAGGGCCTTTTTTGAAAATTTTTCTTTTACTTGCTTTCGCGACTTGACGTGGTGCTCTACAGTCAGTACCTTTCCGAGTCACAACTTGAAGGGCGCCCGCGCTTTGAGGAAACTTTAGGCCAACCGCCGAAAGTTCTCTTTGTGGTGCGCAAAAACATAGCGATTCAAAAAAAAGGTTCCCCCGGACCCCCTCCAAAGGAGGGGGGCATCATTACTCTTTTCTTCAATGCAATAATTTCATTGAGAAATGAATATACCTTTCTAGGGAATCTCTATTGAAGAGAACTTTGAACCTTTGCAAAAGTTGTACATTTTTTTATCTATCGAAAGGGGTTTCGAATGGTCTATATACTGACTCTTGATATGGAAGAGATACCACACGAACCAAAGAAGCGCGGCGGACAGTCTGGTCCCAAGAAACAGAAGCAGGGTCAGATTCGCAAGGGATTGACGGTGGCGGAAAGCGACGTTGACCAGGTCTATCAGTACTGGTGTTCGGTCATGCGGCCTGGGCGCAAGCGAGTTCCTTCTCTGGACCACAAGCGAGAATTGGTTGTACGGGCGGCGATTGCTGATTACGGCCTCGAAGACTGCATGAGAGCCATCGACGGCTGTGCGGCATCTGACTGGCACATGGGCCGCAATCCAGGGAACAAACGCTACGACGACTTAGAGTTAATCTTCCGCAACCAGAAGCAAGTCGATATGTTTTTGGCGCGAGTCGAAAATAAAAGGAAAACTGGTGATTTCTGATGACAAAAGTTGAATTGGAAGATTTCGTCCGGGAAGTGTTTGCTTCCTTTAACCAGACGCTGTATGAATCTGACCGTGAAGTTATCTTGCGGGCATGGTGGGGTCTACTTAAAGATTTAGAAATTGCTTTGGTTCGAGATAGATTTATCCAAATGGCTGTGGTGTTGAAGACGATGCCAACTCCTGGTGCGGTACGCAGAGCGGTGGTGGAAGAGTCTTTGGAAACAACACCCCCTTCACCTCAGCAGGCATGGGCGGCATTGCGTAAGATGTCTGATGACGTGAATCGTGGGACTCATCAAGTGATGGACATCCACGAAGTCTTCCAGAATGCGATTAAGGTTCTGGGGGACATAGCGTTCACCCTGTCTACAAACGGGGACCGAGAATATTTTATGAACGTTTATACAGAGCAGTTAAATTTATACATGGTAGATGTATATAAGGTGAGGGTATGAAGAAGAACACGGGTCGACCGCCAAAGATGCCAACAGGTGAACGCACGACAATCACAATGAAAATCAATGCTGATGTCAAGCGGAAAATTATTACCCAAGCGCAGGCTTTTGACATGACCATTACAGAGTATGTCTGCATGCTTGTTGAGAGAGATAGTTCCTAGTGGGTGTACAGGTATTGGAGTTTCGATGTAGTGGTGTATTGTATGGAATAATTACTACATGGCTGAATCGTTTTTTTCACATCTATTAAAAGGCGCACGTATCGTTATCGGAGATGACGTTGACGTAAAGGCTGTTGGTTCAAAAATAGGACAACGCATAGGTGGCGGCTTGCGCTCCGCCCCAGCAGGAATGGCGTTTGTCGATGTGACGGGTCGCGTAGATGCCGATGCCGATGGAATTGTATTTGAAGGAGTTCCGGGGATGGAAAGGCCCATCATCCCAAAGTTTCTAGTCCCTAAGGAACTAGCCGCGAAACTTTCTCGTCTGGTTGAAGGTGACTCAATGGAAATTGAGAAGCAGCGTCGTGCTGGGAATACAAACATTGAGTTCAATGAGGATAAATTCAACAACATTGTTGCATCACTTCAAGGCGGCATGGCTTCACGCTCCGCCGGTAATTTATCTGAAACAAAGTGGAAGGGTGCAAAGCCGAAACCAGAAGACATCTATTCTGGTATGGACTTTTCTGGAGCAGACCTAACTGGCACGAACTTACGCAATGATAAATTAAGTGGCAAAGACTTCTCGTTTGCAAAATTATTCAATATTGATTTAACTGCATCGCAACTCAATAGAGCGGATTTTACTTCCGCTGACATGCGTTTGGCTAAATTGCAAAGCGCAAACCTCAACGGCGCAAACCTCTCTGATGCCAATCTCTACAATGCCGATATGACTGGCGCGTTGTTGATAGACGCAAAACTAAGGGGAACAAATCTTAAAAATGCCAATCTTGCAGAAGCAGATTTAACATTTGCTGACCTTCGTAGTGCAGACTTAACTAATGCCAACCTCATCGATGCCGACCTTCGTGGTGCCAATTTATTCGGCGCCAACGTTACTGGTGTCGACTTTACGGGAGCGCAACTTCCAGACCTGAGTGAGACCATTATATTTGGCTCGGGTACGGCGCGTGGGATGTCGAGTAGAAACTCTGGCATGCTCAGTAGTACTGACCTATCTAGAAGAGATAAGGCCAAATTAGAGACATTCTTTCAGGAAGCGCAAAAAGCGTGGAGTAAAAAATCTCGCGCAAAGAGTGAAGACGCATCTCAAGAGGCATTTCAGGATGCCGCAACAAAATTAATGCAACAAATTTCGGATAACGGTATAAGCGCTCTTGATGCATTTTACGAAGAAAATAGAATCAAAGAAAGAATTAAATCACTCATTGATGATGGGTTGTTGGATGCAGAAATCGCCAGAATATCAGGGACAACAGCAGAGGCCGTTGACAATGTCAGGACATACGGAGTTCCATCACCAGCAAAAGCATGGGTGAATCGTGTTGCTCGCACGGCAGTGACTGATGCAGAGCGAAGGCAATCGGCGCAACAGGGGAATATGCCCACAAGAGAAGTTGCTTATCGTCGTCTCAATAATGCAGTTTGGGACCTTGTTGACGCCGGTAAGACAGATGAAGAAGTAATTGACGCCATAAGAGCAAATCAAAAACTAAATAGACCTACATTTGGTCCAAAAAATCTTGAGTCAATCAGGGATAAAGGTCGCGTTGAATCGAGAGAGGGTGTTGTTGGCTACTCCCAAGGAGTTGGAACTTTCGATGCCGCTCGTGATACTGGCCGGAATATGGAAGAAGAGTATTTGTTGGCCGGTGAGGAATTGGGAACAGAGATTGCTCAAGGGGACATTGCCGACGAAGGGGCAGATATTGCGGGTGCATCAGTGATTGATGACATTGGCAAAGAAGAGAGTCTTCGTGTGTCTCAGGCACGGCAAGAAAAAATACGCAAGACAGAAAAGATACGAGAAGCACTCGGTCAGTCGTATGACATCCTTGACATGAAGACATCACGACGAAGTGTTGTGAGTGGTCGCGACGATATTGCAAATAGGGAAATTGCTAACGAGTTGGGGCTAAGTCTTTCAATTGTTCAAAAACACTTGGCCTTGATTGACGAGATACGAAAGCGCGTTGAAGATGGAACATTCGCAGACCCTGAATGGATGATTCCTTTTGACGAAATTGCAGATATCGGAAGAACCGATGAGGGGATTAGTCAACTCGCAGAGAAATATAATTTCCCGGAACCCTTGATGGCGCTTTTTGCAGGTCAAGTTTCTGGATACAAGCGACGACTCGATACTAGAAGCATGGGTGCCGACAAGGCGTACCAAGATTTCGCCGACCAAGTCAATTCATTAATCAAGGCTGGCTACACCCGTGCGGAAATCGCATCAATGATTCCTGGAGTCAAAACGCCACAGGCGCTCCAGAAACGCTTAGATACAACGGTCGAAATGGGATTACTCGACCAAGAGTTAATGAGTTCAGAAATCCTTAACGCTATTCAGAAAATAAGAAAAAACGGAATTAGTGCCGTGAGTCCAAGTATGGTTGAAAAATTACGCTCCCTAGGTGTGAATATCGATGGTCTAGTAGCGCAAAAGGCACGACGAGCCATTGAGTTATCACCAGAGGAAAATGAATTTCAGTCACTAAGGGGTAGCGGAAAGTCCAAACAAGAAGTTATGGAATTGATGAATATAGACGGAGCACAATACCAAAAACTATATTCACGAATGAACATGCGAGAGAAAAATAAATAGTTCCGACTAGTTCTTTACAAGAAATCCATTTGGATTTTCTACAAAATTTTCCCCGAACATGTCGCAGGCAAGGGTGTTTACGGAATAAGAACTAGCGGCGGCTTCCATTAACGAGTCGTGAGTTGCAACATTTATTGTGTGACAGCACACAAAGTTGTCTCCCTTATTCATGTAGGGATTGATTGAATCTAATAATTCTGCGGAATTGATACCGACATCGTCGATTACCAACTTCACTCCACTCATATTTGCGATTATGTCATGGTTAGACGTCAAGTAGTGTTTTATGTCAAGAACATCAAGTTGAACAATTTCCACACCATCAATTGATTGGTTGATTTCATTCCCATAAACGTCAATATCAAATGAAATAATCTTCATGGTATGACCGCAATTTTTTGCAACGTCACTCATGTATGCCGAAAGCCCCCCATGGAATGTTCCAAATTCAAAGACATATTCCGGGCGCTCCTGGTCAATGAGTATTCTTAGGGCATTGAGAAACATTGGCTCGTGCACCAGTTGTCGATTCATGTAACGATTGGAGCCGACGCGCCCATAGTTCATGAGTACGGAAATATCCTGGTCGGTGTAAACGCCAGAATATTTGCGTTCATTTATTGATTTCAGGTGCTTCTCTAACATCTACCAATTATACTTCGTCTACATTGCTGTCACGTTACGGAAGGAACTTGCATATGACGATTATCAAACTCCAGCCATGGGAATATGTCCATGCCAATAATGTAGGCATTGAGCGATTCGTGGCAAATTGGGAAAAGCGAAATGCCCTTTATTATAATGAAGAATTCATGGAAGATGACAGGACTGCAACGGTGGCTGCAGCGGTCTGTGAACTCGCGGTTGCTAAGGCTTTAAATAGGTATTGGCACGCCCATGTCTGGCACAAATCAGAACATAAACGTTATAGCGACATTCCCGATGTAGGGAAAAATGTAGAAGTTCGTCGAGTACGCACTGGCAATGGTGCGGCGGTACGAGAACGTCAACTCGGAAAAGGTTTATTTATTTATGCAGCCAAAGCAATAATGCCAGAATTGATGCAAGTGGAAATATTGGGATGGCTACCCCATGACGAGGCGTGGGAATTGGGAAAACCAGCGCCTTACGATAAAACAAATACGACACGAACTGTGGACTGTTCATTATTACGTGAGTTTGTTCCAAATGACCACACGTTTATTTAATTTTATAAGAACGAGATACTGGGGATACTTAGTAAAACAGCACAACCAAAGACCCATAGCGCCGTAGCCAAGACGACCAATGGCAATAACAACTCTTTGCGCTTAATTACCGAAGCAATACCAAGCATAAACAAAGAAATAGCGAATAATGCCGTAAGTACCTGAAGTCTGTCACTGCGCCCACCTTCGGTCTCAGACACTGCGAGTGACTCGGATGCCCTTTCCCAGACTTCTGCTTGTGGGACATACAACTCATCCATATAGGGAGTGCAATCAGGAAGGTAACTCTGAGGTTGCGCAATCAAGCAAGGTGTTGCATATACAGAAAACTCGTATGAACCATTGGATGTTTGAATATCAGCATAAATATCATCATTGCTGACACCATCAATCAAGAGTCGCACCTGTTTGTCTTTCCAAACCGTCAAGTCAGCCCTGTATTTAACCTCAGAGGTAATCCACATGTTGTTGGATTCACTGAGGTCAAGTTGATAAACGGAGTACGCCTCATCCGAAGCCCCACCGTGAAGTGATGATTGAACTCCGGCCCACGCCGTAGTCACGGAAATAATACCAAGCATTGCTACGATATAAATTTCGTGGGTAAATAACTTTAGAAATTTGTTCATCGATTAGCCTCTCGGTATGCGATGTTTGCGAGTCGCCTATCCTTGTTGCAATCATCGTGCTTTAGTTCGCAATAGCAATCGTAGTACGGAAACTGAGTAAGGCATGTATCGCATACGGTTACGAACTGGTGATAGGTGAAGCCTTCGGGTCGCTGAGTATCGCAACAAAACGGTTCGGGTAGGAGGTATCTCACTGTGTCTTTTGCGCTGAAAGGACTGGATGTATCCCACGCAAGACAAATGGAATTTTTTCTGCGATAACAGGGTTCTTGAGAGAGTTTGTCATGAGGTTTGCTTCACTGTTATGGAATAAACACTTCTCCGCATCAATCATTGCGTCAACAAGGGTATTGATTTGTATATTAATTCCGTTCATAGATTCTTCCTTTTCTTCTTCGTAGGTGAGAATGTCGTAGGTGTCTCTGCTGGTCATGTTGTTTCCTTCTTATTGATTACTTTGGCTGCGCATTTTTGCACAATACGGTCCGATGCCTGCAGCAATACTTTTAGGATTGTCGAGAACCTTTCCGCAATCGCAGCATATGCCAGTTCTTCTTCCAATATCTATGAGTTCATCGTCGTTCAGCATGCGGTAAGTGCCGGTCTTGATGCACCCGAATAGCAACGCTTTATTGGATGCTAACTTGATGTCCGACCATCCAGGCATGTCTATTAAACGTTTTCTGATTGACCGTACTTGCTCGTCATTATTTTTGGTCACAATGGAAATTTTGAAGATATATTTATCTTCATCATCCATGTATACCCCCTCCCAAACACCCTCGCCATAAGGGTCGTATTCGGGGTCGACTTTGATTCGCATTTTTTCTGCTGACAACATTTGTTTCTCAGTGAAACCGCCATGAGTTAGGCAATAATCGTAAAGGCTTTGAGCAAAATCAGACCATGTCTGAAGCATTAACCAGATTCTCATGTCGTCATCTTTGATTAGTCTGCTTGTTCCTGGCCGAACATGATTGGTAGGCGCGGTCCTACCTGGGCTTTTAACCCATTTATTGTTCTTATCGTAGGGCATATGTTCCTTTAGTTTGCAGGTATATTTTCATCACTGTACGAGGCAGAAATTTTTTTGGGCGGTATTGGAAGTCCGCCAGCGTTCATTCTCAACCAAGTCTTTTCATCGACAATGTCGTATGTCCATGCATCCTGAGTGAATCCAATATTTGCGGGATGGGGTCGGCGGTCTACTAGTGATTGCAATACCGCCCTCTCTTTAGTTTCTTCTATCGTCACAAACCATCTTTTAGATGGGTCTGATGTATGCCAAATAACATAAACAACATCAAAGTCCTTGCCAGCAATATGTATGTTGCCTAGCGTCCCTTTATTGTTGGCCATTCTTGTTCCTCTGAATCAAGCGAGTGATTCCGTAGATAATGCCGAACCAAATGGCTCCGTTGATTAGTCCATCAATAATGTAGCCCGTGTTGACTAGTGAGGCAATAAAGCCAATACCAGCAGCAATACAGCCAGCCTTCTTGGCGAATTCCTTCTGTCCTGCCTCTCCCCTGGGTGGGGGTGGGGGTGGTAACTGATTCATAGAATTATATGACACAAGTATCTCCTATTGAGTTCTAGATAAAAGAAATTATTAGCAAAGCGAAGCATATGACTACAGCCCAAGAACAGACAATCAATAATGACCAGACCAAAAGTGCGTCAAATTTATGAAGAAATTTAGTAAAGCGGTTCTTCATTTAATTGTCAAACTTATATGACTGCTCAGGACAGAAGTTGACAACAGCCGATGCCACAATGGTGGCAAAAAGTTCCTCAATATCCGAATCTCCTTGTGCCGATGAAGTGATTGCATCCAGCACATCGTACGCTGAACTGCCATTTTGAAGGGCGTCACAAGTTACGTATCCTGTGTCAATCATGTCGTAGTCTTCTAGGAGAATAGGGCGGTCGTAGCCATTTTCAATGTCTGCAATGAACTCGTCTTCGTCAGTCCATGTAACTGGTGGGGCTGCGGTAATCGGTGCGTCAGTTGTCTTAGCGACCTTGACTGTCGTAGTGGGTGCTTCGGTGCTGGTCACATAGTAAGTCTTGCTTCCGCAACCTACGAGTGCGAGTGTACCGATAACAATCGGAATGAGTCGTTTCATTTTAGTTCCTTGTCTGTTTGTTGTTTCAGTACCCGACGGCATTTACGCCGTACTCGACTTGAGCCTGTGTGAAACCTTCATACAGGAGTTGGTCAATGAGACCCTGTCGGGAGAAGGACATTGTGTCCAGATAATCTTGAGCCTTTAATGCGGCTTGCTCGTTCCAGTCAACATCAACGGCATTGACACCGTATTCGGCTTCGGCTAGAGAGAAGCCTTCATACAAAAGTTGGTCAATGAGGCCCTGTTTTGAAAAGGACATAGCATTTAAATAACTTTCAGCATTGCCTTTTGCGTTTCTCTCGCCAAGTGTGCCTTGTTCTGGCGCTTCGGTTGTTGGGGCTGTGGTTGTTTGAGGGGCCGTAGCGATTGGTGCGTCGGTCGTTTCGGCTACCTCTACCGTCGTGTCTGGGGCTTCGGTACGAGGGGCTTCAGTTGCCGAGGTGCCACAAGCGGTTAATGCCAATGTGCCGATAATGAATGGTACGAGTCGTTTCATAATGATGATAATCCTTTTAGTTAGGGTTGATGGGTATTAGGACCTGCTGGTCCGTTGGCGCCTTTTGCAAATAAGGACAAGTCCGTAAAGGGACCCGAAGGACCCTGTCTGCTGTCGGGCGGTTCTGCTGGAGTCCGTGACTCATATAAGCCAAGATTACGAGTCACAAATGTTGGATTACTGAAGTGTTCGGTGAGTATCCGACGAACGACCTCGCCTCTTGTGATGCCATGCACGAACGCCGCATTGTCAAGGTTGGAGCGCAATGGGGTATTAATACGAACGCAAAGCGTGGGGTATTTCTTTTTTGATTTTCCCAGTGTGATGTCGGTCATGGTGATTAACCTACCTGCCGATTCTTAACTTGTCAACCTGCTCGCAGGATAATCGGGCACGGAAGGCCAAAATCATCAAGTCAGAGCGGGCGTCATGACTAGGGCTCTATGAAAATGCATTCCCCAGGACACTCTTCGGCAGACTCAATCACGTCATTTATTCTGTCGTCTGAGAAAGAAGCCAGGCCAGCGGAACCCTCTAAATTGCCCGCTGCTGCCGCATAAATCTTTCCGTTCTCTTGCACATAGGCAAGACCATCCGACATCATTACGAATACATCTGGGGCTATCTCACTGCAAAGGCCATCGCCGGTACATAAATCTTGGTCAATCCAAACTTTCATGTTTCGTCTGCTTTGCTTTCACAGGCGCTTTTTTGTCAACCTTTGTAAAGACTCCATTTATTTCAGCGAGTTCAAGTTTGCCGTCATCTAAGAATTCTCTGGCGAGACCTTCAACAACAGTTGCGACGCCAGCCATGCCAGCCATAAAGCAGGCTTTCCATAAGGTGACACCAGCAATTGTACCAGCACCAATAACACCCAGACCCGATGCGGCAAAGACTGCCAGAATTCTTAATAATATAGTTTTCACTCATACACCCCCGTGTTTTTTAAGAAGACTTAGCGCACGTTTCTGAACAGAAAAGCGCATTCTCCTTGTATCTGACCATTCCCCTTACGGTGTGCTTGTTGCACTTGGGGTATTTGTTTGGCGCATTCTTTGAACCGATATACATCATTGATGAACCATAGATAGCAGGGTCAAGAACTACTTGCTTGACTACCTGATTAGCCATCGGCTTTGCTGGTTTCTTTGGTGCCATCAGACGTCTCCCTTTGCATGGTCGTTAATGTGTTGGTCAATCCATACTCTCATTTTTTCCCTTTGGTGATTGGTCCACCTGTCAATACATCAACACCAGTTTCAGTGACCAACACGGTGTGTTCAAATTGCGCGGTGCGCTTGCCGTCTGCA